ATGATACAGATTCTTTATAGGTTTCTATTTGGTGATTTAGTGGGCTTAATAGATAGTCAGTGTATGCATTTTGATTTGCATTCTCTAATGATTTTTCTAATAGGGATATGTATTCCAAGCCTGCTTCTAGGTGACCTAATGCAAGTTCTTTTTCTTGTGTGAGTTTATCAATGTTGTAGATTGAATTGGTATCTACAGTGAAATTGATAATGAATATGAATAAGCAAACAAAGAACTGAATGAAATAGTCAAAGGAGTCATATGCCTCATAGTTTATTAGACGGTCATACATTCCAAGCACATAGAGGTTTTGTGCTATGAAAATGATTAGAATGACTTGTAGGGATTTAAGGGATGATGATAAAATAGCCATATTAATTAAATTAGTTAGGGGTTTTAGAGGATTGGGAAATATGATGATTTTAGGGGGTGCAGTAAATACACCTGTAAATCAACACGTTACAGATAAAAAAACCCTAATGCTTCCGTGAGAATTGCATTAAGAACTAAAAACAACTATATTTTATAATCTAAATGCGCACGGTGTGTTGTCATTAAGGTTTTTTATATGTTTTTACCTGTAGTTTTTGGGTTTATATTAAAAAGGTTGTTAAAACTTGTATCCACCGTGTGTAACAAGTATACTAATGCCTTATTAATCAAGCGGTTATATAACTGTGTTTTATACAATAATTAGTACAATTTGTACTTTGTAACTTATTGATTATCAGTATACATTAAAAATCAATTTTGTCAACATAGCCGTATGCTATTAAAAAAGGTACTTCACAATGCACAACTGCGCCTGTTCCATTCCATTCTACAGTGAATTGAACTTGATTATTTAGGGCAAGTAATCTAAATGCATAAAACTCTTTAGGACTTAAAGAGATGCTTGTGATGAATTCAGGGTTTTGTTTTGTTTGCATAATGTAGGTGATGATAGTAATTAGACCATTAAAGTTACCAAGGGTTAGTAATCATACGTGAGAACGTAAGGTTACACACCCATGGGATAGTAATTAAAAAATGAGTACGTCACATTGTGGGCTTCGGATAACACCTGCAATGGGATAGTATTTTCAGGGAGTAAGGCATGCGCCAATGAACCGGAGGTTCAGTTGAGCAAGACCAAAAAAAGAGAGAGGGATTTCTCCCTCTCTGTTTTTTTATTTAAGATGTTCAGGCATTTTCAAGCCACGTTTTGCCAAATATTTCTCCGTCTGTGCTGAAGCAATGGATTTTGCAATCAATGCTTGCGCTTCAGGAGTCAACTCTGCTAACTCTGCCAATTCCTCTTCCTGTTCAAGGCGTTGGTTTTGCAATAATTCGCAAGCGAATTCAGCAATCCCTGCACTGAAATATTGTGTTGCTCCATATCCGTATTTGGATACTTTGTCAGACACAATTAATTCAATGCTGTCCACCTTGAATGGAAATAAAGAACCAATCTCAATGTCTTTCTTAATTGGATTAAGAAGACCATTTTGAGTGGTAATTTTATTCGCACCAAATTGGAATTGATATTGAGTTCTGATAACACCGTCAGTTTTTCTTAAAGAATATTTTAAGAATGGTAACCATACAATGTTTACAGGCTCACCTGATTCAGTCATCAGTGTTTCATATTTTAATTCCGACACCATTGGAATATCTTCTTTTTCAGAAGATTCATCAACAACCCCTTCAGAGGACATTGCGTTTTGAACTTGTTCAACAACTGTATCAATATCTTCTTTCAAAGAATTAATTGATGCTACAGTCATTGGTGGATTAATAACGTCAATGTTATTAATCAAAAATGTTCTTTTGTCTTTTAAAGTTTTCATAATAAATGAATAAAAAATAAATAAAAAAATTTGGCTAATTATAATGGGATAGCCAATAAATCCCAAGACATAAGACGCGTTAGCGAAAAAATGTCCGTAAGGACACAGATTTAGAATTAAAGGTTGATTGAAAAACTTATTAAGAGTTTAACCCCTTAACAAGTTCATATTTTAATGTTGATATGAGATTAAAACCATATAGGTCATCTCTTATAGTTCCATCTTTATGTAACATTACTTTGTTACCTTTGATGTCTTCTACATAAATCTCCTCTTCTTTCCATTTACCGTTTTGAACTTCAACCATTAAAGTTCTTAGTTCATACTCATTAAGCGTGTGACTATTAACTTTAAATGTTGGAGGTTTAATTTTGGTGAAATTTGCAATTTTTTTCATAACTAGTTTTTAGATTTTAATAACTCTTCATAGTCTAAGAGTTGTTGTTTGATACCTTCAACAACTTTCATTTGTTTGTGGTATATCTTATACCACCCTTTGGAGTAGTAATGGTCTGCTTTTGCAGACTCATTCATGCATTGTTCTAACAATGCATAAACATCTATCATTTTATTCATGACATAAAGTTTTAAAGTTCGCAAGAACTTTGATTTAGAATTGAAGATTGAGTTGGAAGATTGTGTGGCTGATTGTATTGATTGTGGATGATGATAGTAACAGGCGGCCACGCCTTTGTTACCACACACCCAACACACCACTGTTAAATTACCGTAAGGTAATTCATTTAGGATTAAAGGTTATTCAATAGCCCAAGCCACACATCTCTGTGCAGCCTGGAACTTAATGTCTTATTGTGTGTATCTTTCATTGAACATTGCCTGTGTGACATCTTGAGGTTCTACATCCTCATTGAATGCCACCTCAACAACGAACTCTTCGTTGTCAGGGTTTTGTATACTGTCTTCCCATTTGACAGTAATAGTTTGTTCCTGTGGCACTATACCACAAGAACATAATATATACAATGCAGTTATAACTAGTATTGTATACAGGTAGAATTTACCTACACTTGCTTGTCTTTTCATAATAATAATTTTTACTTTATAACTATTGGGAACTCTGAACAGAACTCTACCGTAGGATAGTATCCGTAATCGTTGCACAATAAAATGTGTTGTGCAATTTGAGGGTCATTCATACCCTCAATTGTAGTAAACACAGAGCAGTTGTGATTCTCCATGTTGTGTTGGTTATCCCATAACCACATTCCACCCTTATAGATGGATAATATTGAATTCTTCATAATAATAAGTTTAAAATGCAGGGTGAGGTACACCACCCTGCTAAGTGTTTAGTCCTATTAAATATTTACTATACTAATAGGTGAGATTATTAAGGCATGTCTATATGAATATGAAGCACTTGTTGCTGCTTCAGCAGGAACTGCTTTATATTTAAATATCCAATTGCCTACTTCATCTTTGAAGAATGAAGCACCACAAATATCTCTTTCTATGCTGTCATTTGCAGCATATTTTTTCTCAACTATTTCTTTTAGTTGAGAAGTATAATCCCATCTCTTTTCATCATAAGAGTAAGGATTAAATTCAAATGCAATGCATTCATTAATTAAATTTATCATAATAAATAATTTAAAAGATTAAATAAAAACAACCGTAGTTAACATGCTCCTCACATCTTGTTTTAACTACGGTTGTGTACATTGACTTATGACAATTTCTTAGTGCATAAATCAGACAGCAGAGCATCAGCTCTCTTGTCAATCTCCTTACCTATTAGCGCAGAGATTTTCTTGTAAGCCTTCTTTTCTACAACGCATTCCGTTGCAGTTCCAAAGGCTTTCTTGTCAACCTCCTTGTCAAAGGAAGTTAACTCTTCATTTGTCATATTCTCTAAGAATATGACAATCTTGTCTGTGTCTTGTGTGCTCATGATAATTAGTTTTAAAAGTTCGTAAGAACTTACATTTAGAATAATGTAAGTAAGCAGTTTATACTCTTGCTTAGGAGTGGGGATTATGTTAGGGAGTCGTCTGTTATTTGGAGCATTTCCAAATAATATTCTTCATCCCTTTCTAATTCTCTAAATTTGAATTCATAATTAATGAATGCTATCTCTGCCAAATCTTCGGCAGTAAGCATTGCATCATCCCCATGGAATTCTTGGTAATCCATAAATTCCATTTCAAGGAGCACAGCATTGTACTCCATGAATTCTGTTCTAGTCATCATAATCATAATAATTAATTTAAAGTTCGTAAGAACTTATATTTAGAATCAGACCTTGGCTAGTGTCACAACTCTAACCTACCACACAAACCTTCTTCCCTCTGCCTCTGCATGTGGAACACATGCCTTGCACTGTACAGATAAAACATTCTCCCTGGAGAATTTTTCTTGCCATCAGACCATGAGATTATTCTCTATAGTGCTACTGACCAGGGGGTAACCCCTGATGCTGTCTAGGCCTGGGGCTTCCGCAAGGAAGGACTAACCCACACAATTATATCCCCAAAATTCAATTTACCCAAGATCCTAAATAAGAATAAGTGAGTTCCCCCATTAAAATCCTCTGAAACCCTTGGTATCACTGGGATATAGACCTATGGGGGTAACTTCCCAAAAGGGAAGCCTGCAGTGCTTTAAACTTCCCTTTTAGGCAGTTTTAAAAAAAATTAAATAAAACTTCCTTTTTGGGAAACTTTTGTTATTTTTGTGGAAAGAAATTATAATGGCTGGAGTAAAAAAAGTAAATAGGGCTGTAGATTTGGATTTAGATAGTTACGTTGATGATGAAACTGGGGAGGTAAGGTTACTTGCTGAAATACCCCGGGGGGTTAAAGTGACACAAGAGTCTGGGATGGTAGTTGTGGATTCAGATAACTATGCAGTTCTTGAAACAGATGCTATGCTTGCTCTTATGAAGGTTTTAAATAATAGTGATTTGTGTAATGTTTTAAAGATGAGTGTTGCTACAAAGACCGCATTGAATATTGTTTTTAATAATAATATACCACATACAAATGATACGCTGCAAAAGTATTTAGAGATTGGATCCCAAAGTAAATTCATATCTCTTATTAAGAGGTTGATTTCTGCTGGGGTGTTGTATCAGATTAAGGGTAAGATTTATGGAGAGGTTAGGGTTTGTTATATGTTGAATCCATTTCTTTCTAGGAAGAGAAGGTTGTTTGAGGCTAAAGTGTTTGATGTATTTGAAAAGTTTAAGTTAGAGCCATGAGAATATTGTTACTGTTAGTATTTTTGTCTGCGTGTGCACCAATATCAGAATTGGAATATAAGAGAAAACAGATGCATAAGCAAGATAAAAAAATGTTTAAGCAAATTAAAAGAAGTAGAAGATGAGTGAGGAAATAAAAAGACAGATTGAAGAGTATAGAGATTTACTCACTGGTGATATATTTGCTGATGGTGAAATTCAACAAAAGATTTATGAGTTGAAGAAGCAGCTTAATCCTAGAATTGAATTGCATCCGGAAGAGGATGATGATGACGAATGTTTAAATTGTGGATCATGAGAACTATTGAGGTGTTAAAGAATCAATGTAAGGTTAGACTTTTTGTAGGTACATTTTGCATTGGGGTAGAATTGAATCAGTTCTTTCCAAAATTTGTTGATGTAGTTATAGGTGAACTGGTTGTTAAAAGATACAAGGATCCTGGTTTGTACATGATTGATAAGATTAATTTCCAAAAGGAAAATGCATTTAGTAAACAAAAATTGAACTATGAAAGCCGAGCAAGAAAAAGATTTTAGGGATAAGTCAGTTATAGATGTAAACCCAAGTCCTTTATATATTGGTGGAGTAGATTCTTATGATGAAGAATATGGATATGGATGTTTATTCATGATGATAATAATGATAATGCTAATAATAATTTGCGGATATGTGGCTATTCAAAGGTAAAGAGTTTAAAGAATTGGATATTCCAGAAAATGGTTTTGGATTCATCTATGAAATGTCTGCTATAGTGGATGGGAAATCTGTTCGGTATATTGGAAAAAAGAATTTCTATGCAGATGTTAAAACCAATTTGGCTAAGAAAAATATGCCAACGGATAAAAGGTTAAAAACTTATACCAGAAAACGTAAGTTCACGTATCAAAATTATTACAGCAGTAATTTAGTATTAAAAGCTGCACATAAAGAAGGTGTTATTATCAAACGTGAGATACTTGCAATCTGTTTTAGTAAAACGGAATTGTCGTATACGGAATGTAAATACCAATTTAGCTATGGGGTATTAGAATCAGATGAATTCTTGAATGGAAACATTCTTGGTAAATTCTATAAATTCAAATAGCTATGTGGGTAGAAATGCATAATGAGTGGGATATTGAACACTGTGAAACTCGTAACCAACTAAAAATAAATAAAATGAGATCAACAACAGAAATTAAAGAAGAAGCAGAAAGCAAGTATTATGAAACACCAGCTAAAAAATGTGAACCTCAACATACAGAAAGAGGAATTGAGAACCCATTATTGCAAGATATGGCGGATACATTTACTGCGTGTTATGAAACGGCAACAAGAAAGAATCATGATTATGGAGGAAGTAATAATGATCCTTATGCAAACTTCAGAAATTCTACCATTGCTGGTGTATCAGTAGAACGTGGAATTTTGGTAAGGTTGATGGATAAAATGTCACGCATTTCTACTCTGCTTGACAAGGAAGCAATGGTAAAAGATGAAGCAGTAGATGATACTATCGATGATGCAATCAATTACTTAGCAATTTTAAAGTCTTACCGTAAAAACAACAAGTAATGGAAAATCTAACATTTGGACAAGCTCTTGAAGCCTTAAAAGGTGGTAAAAAAGTAGCAAGAAAAGGATGGAATGGTACAGGTATGTTTGCTGTATTATCACCTGGTAAAAAACAATTAGAAGCAGAAGGTTTCTTTAACCCTGATTTAAAAGCACATGCTTTAACAATTGGTGGATTTATGGATGTGCGCCCTGCATTCATGTTAAAAACAGCTCAAGATGATGTAGCATATTGGGTTCCTTCAGGTAGTGATTGTTTGGCAGAAGATTGGTTAATTGTAGAGTAATATGGGAAAGTTTGTTAAGAAACCGGTAATCATTGAAGCAGTACAATGGACAGGAGAAAATAAGTTAGAAATTTCTGAATTTGTTCAAGACTCTGAAAGAAGATATGACTTCAAAGGAGATGCTTTATTCATTCATACTCTTGAGGGATCTATGCGTGCAAGCAAAGGTGATTACATTATCAAAGGAATTGAGGGTGAATTTTATCCTTGTAAGCCGGAAATCTTTGAGAAGACTTATGCGAATGAAAATGAAATTGGTAATTTATCTGATGGATACCATACATACAATGAGTTATACAATTTCAGAAAAATGTATAATGCTGCATTGTTTAATGAGTGGGGTAAAGATAGAGTGCAACATCCTCATTGGTGGAAAGAAGGAAGACCTTTCTATTCATACAAGTATGATGTGCATAAATCCAAAAGACATCATAATGGTGAGTTATGTTTTGGTGGTGGTTGGTTCGTGGTTAGTGCTACGCTTCCTACAGGTCAAATTACTAATCATTATGAAATGAAAGATTGGGATTTATTCCAAATACCAGAAGAACCAAAAGCAATGTATGAGTTTGATGGTCACACCGGAGAAGATGTATTAGAAAGATTAAAAGTTTTAAATTAAGCATAATGGGTAAAACAGGTAACAAAGCAAAAATAGAAGCACTCAAGGGATGGCTTTTAAGTTTAGTAACAATTAAAAAAGGTAAGTAATGGAAGAAATCACAACAGAAAGAAAATTGTCCTTTGGTGAACAATTGGTAGGATTGAATTTCAATCCATCCGCAGATGACAAAGTAGCACAAGCTAAAGCATTGTTTGCAAAAGCAGCAGATCTTCTTGAAGAAGAATATCGCGCTAAAAATTTAGCAGCTAACCCAATGCATACAATGATGTATGAAAATGCAATCGGTGAAGTATTGAATGCACAAATGAACACAGTAAAAATATTAACCCTTAATTATTAAATTATGAAATTTTTAGGTAAAGTGGTTGTTTTAGAGAAACCACACATTGAAAGCAAACCATCTGGAATTGAATTAGGACCAGAAGCAAAACAACAACTTGAAGACAGCATTGTTAAAAAGTTTAGTAAACTTAAAGTGTATGGAGTTGGTGAAATGGTAGAAAGAATTAAAACTGCAGACTTTGTTTTAGTTACTCCAAAATCTCTTTCTTATGCTGATACATTTGAAATTGATAATGTCATTTACTATATTGTTCCAGAAAATCAAGTTGTGGCAATACATTAAACTAAAATTTTATTAATTTTAACCCTTACTAACCAGTAAGGGTTTTTTATTTTCAATTATTTTTTGTATATTATAGTATAAAGCTGAATTATTATGACACACGCGGAATATGAACATAGAGTATTAAGTTTGTTAGGGAAACAAACTTCCAGGTTGTTAGAGATGCAAAATTTACCAGGATATGTTAGAGAATTTACGTATTCAGGATCAACCTCAAATATTATTGAGATAAAACATTATTCTACAAGTGATAATTTAATTGCTCCAGTTGTTGAAACAATTGAATATCAAAATGCAACAGTTGAAGGATCAAGAGTTACTAAAATTACAATTTCTTAATTATGCCTTATAAATTAAATCCCATAACTGGTAAGTTAGATTACTACGAAGCACCAGGTTCTGGCAGTGGTGCAAATTTAGCTTACACTGCATCTCCAACAACTGGTGTGGTTGTTTCTGATTCAGGAACTGATGCTACTATTCCGTTAGCTTCTTCTGTAAATGCAGGTTTATTTTCACCAGCTGAAAAAACTAAACTTGCTATTGCTCTTGTTGAAGAAGGTATTAATTATAGAGGGGATTATGATAATGGTGCTTCTTATGGTTATGAACAGGTAGTAAGTATTCCGGCAGGAAGTCCTTACGGATTACCTGGACAATTATTTATAAGAGTATCTAATCCTAATAACCCTGGGTATCCTCCAGGAACATCATCTTGGGAACTTTATGATATTTATACTGGTTCACCTGCTTTTGATGCTTGGGTTAGAAGTGTTTTAGGAACTAAAGTTACTGTAGAAGAGGGTAAAGGTTTATCAACTGAAGATTATACTACAGTAGAACAAACAAAACTTGCAGGTATTGCTGTAGGTGCTGAAGTAAATGTTAATCCAGATTGGAATGCAACTACAGGAGATGCAGAGATACTAAACAAACCATCAAGTCTTCCTACAGCAAATGTTAAACACTCTGTAAAATATGCAGAAGCCTTAACTATTGGACAAGCTGTTTATGTAAGTGGTACTAGTGGAACTAACATGCTTGTTTCTAAAGCAAGTAATACTTCAGAAGCCACTTCATCAAAAACATTAGGATTAGTTACTGTATCAGGTGCAGCTAATTATCAAGGAGAAGTTATTACAGAAGGTTTATTAGCTGGATTAAATACTTCTACAGCTACTGATGGGGATGCTGTATGGCTTGGAACTGATGGTAATCTAATTTTCTGGCATTATGGTTTAACAACTAAACCAGTTGCACCTGCTCATCTTGTATTCATTGGTGTTGTAACAAGAGTAAGTGCTACAGTTGGAGAAATTTTTGTAAAACCACAAAATGGATTTGAGATTGATGAACTTCATGATGTTCTTATCACAAATCCTGCAAATGATGAAGTAATAGCTTTTGATTTAGCTACAGGTTTATGGAAAAATAAAACAATTGCTGGAGGAAGTGGAGAAAAATCGGGATCTATATTATCTACAGCAAGAAGTTTACCATTTAGAATGGGAACTAATATAACTACTTATCGTTCAGCTTCTGGTGTAGGTAGTACAGTAGTTTCTTCTACTACATTTGCTGGTGAGTCAACTCATTACTTTCCTATATCTCTTAAAGAAGGTTCTCCTGTAAACGCAGCTGCATTTAGAGTAAATTCAGCAGGATCTGGAGGGCTTGGTACAGCAGAAATAGAAGTTGGTATTTATAATTCAACAACAAATGCAAATGGAGAATTAATACCTGGAACACTAGAAGTTCAATTTGGTAAAGTTTCTGTATTATCAACTGGTGTTAAAGAAGCTGTTTTAGCTAGTCCTTACACACTAGGATCAACAGTAGATAATATTTATTTTATTGCTTTTAGAAGTTATTCTACCAACTCTACATCATTAAATATTTATTCTACAAGTGATGTTCTTTCATCTTGGATTGGTATATCATCTTCATCAGCTCTTGTTAAACTAGGCATGTTTATAGCAACTACTCCATATACTGCGCCAACAGGATTACCTGCAAGTTTACCGGTTACAGGCGGTGTAGGTTTTACACAAAGTGCAACTGTAGCTGGTTATACAGTTAACCAATTATTAATAGGACTTAGATAAAACTAAAAATATGACTCAAACAGAAAACATAGAAGTATATCAAGATGGTCAACTAATTAGTAGTGATCAGATTCAATATACAAATGAAGATATTATTAGATTTGAAACTGAAAAATATCTTAGTCGAAAAATTGATGGAGAAAAAACATTTTTAGCATTTGCTGCAGATTTAAGATTAAAAAAATTAAATGCTGTAATTACAAGTGTTGAATTTGATCAAATTGAAGAATTGTTAGTTCCAGTTAGAACTGAAATTACATTAGGTCAATGGAAAACTGCATTAAAAAAACTTCAGGAAATTAATCCTGTTTCAATTGGTGAAGAATTGTATAGTAAAATCGAAACAACAATTTCAGATTATATTTTACAAAACTATCAACCTTAGTAATAAATTTTAAAAATAATTACATGAAAACCGCTAAAGAAGTTAAAAAAAGATGGTTAGCTCCTACTCCTAAATTTTGGAAAAATGTCCAAAGAATTGGTATATTTGTAGGAGGGTTAGGTTTGGTAGTAGCAGCTCCTCCAGTAGGGTTAGCAGTACTAGGTAGTTACATGGTAACAGCTGGTTCAGTTATAGGCATACTATCTCAACTAACAGTTGAAAATAGTACTAATCTTGAAAACCAATAATGATGGATTTTTTAAATGTAGTTTTAGGTGTTGCTGTACCATTATTATTAATAATATTTGGAATAATAGGATACTTTTTAAGAACATTACATAGTGATGTAAAAACTTCTATTACAGAACAAGCTCATAATTATTCCAAGATGTCAGAAGACATTGGAAAATTAAAAGGAAAGATAGAATTGGTAGAACAAGAGGGAAGATTAAAGTACCAATTGGTTACAGAAACTACTCAACAAGAAATCAAAAATATGGCTAGTAAAATAGGTGAGCTTTCAGACACTGTAGGACAACTAGTAACAGTTCAATTAAGATCTAATAGACCAGTTTAATATGAATAATGTAAGAATCTATACTGATGTGCAAATACTTGAAAGAATGGCTAGTCTGCCTTCTTTTAAAGGTTATCCTAAAGGAAGACACATTGTGGGTGTTAGATCCAATGAGGATGCCGCAAATGTTCCAGATGATAAATTTTATTTTTTTACAGAGAATAAATTTGATACTATGACTACTGGTACTACCAATCCTGGTACTCCAGTACTTGAGGGAGGATTCTTAAAATATAACAAAGCTGGAGCTGCTGTAATCAAAGCAGATGAAGTTTATTATAATGTTTGGAAGTATGGATTACATATGGGTAAAATGCCTGCATTAGTTCAAGTTGGAAAGTTTCTTGGCTTCAGAGATGGAGATAGAGATAAAAAATCTGAAGAGATTGGACCATTGCAAACATTTGAATGGTGTGGTATAAATTTCCATACAATGGATTATGATAAACACAGTAAAGCTGTTAAAGAAACTATTGGAAATTGGAGTGCTGGATGTCAAGTTGTAAATGCTGTTGAAAAATTCTATCAAGTAATTAATTTGTATAAAGAACAAAATTTAGTTACTTATACATTACTTAATGAGTGGGATCCAAATGGACAAAAGTAAAAGAAATGGTTTAGCTGGTAAATCCACTGGAAAAAGTGAATCTGCCAAATACTTTGCTTCTAATCCTGAAGCAAGAGCAAAGAAGAATGCTTACAATAAAACTTATCATGCTACTGATGAAAGAAAAGCATACAGAGCCTCATTGAATAAAGCAAACCGAAACGCTGGTACTTATGGAAATGGTGATGGTAAAGATGCATCTCACACAAAATCAGGCAAGTTGGTAAAAGAAGCAGCCTCAAAAAATAGAGCCAGAAATGGTAAAGGAGATAATAAAAGATTAAAATAAAGCGCACCCTATATCATAGAATGATGTAGCTGAAGCACTCCAATAGGGGTGCTTTTCTTTTTAAATATAAATTAGTTAAGTTATATTCATTATATTTGTCATAAATAAATATAAATTAGTTATGTCAGAAGAAACCAACCAACCAGAAAGAGAATTTACAAAAGAAGAATTGTTAGAGATTAAAAACAAAACTGTTGCTTTTTATGAAGAACAAATTCCTTTTTTAAAAAAACAAACTGAATATGAAGAACTTAAAGCTAGAATTGATAAAGCTAGATTTGAAAGTTTTGAAGCTAGAGTTAAGCATATTCAATTAGAGCATAGTGTTAGAGAAGTAAAAGAAACAGAAGAGTAATGGCAAAGGCACGAATTATAAATAAACAAGTGCCTATGTCAATGTTTGATATTATTAGGTATCAAATTAATATGCACTGTTTTTCTAATAAGATTAGATTAAGTCCGGCACAACAAGACTGTTTAGCATTATTGGGTTTGTATGGAGAAATGTTTATTTCAGATTTTTGTGAAGAAACTGTAAATAAAGAGATATTTGGAAATGTACAAACTGCAAGAAACTTTATGGTTAAATGTATTAAGGATGACTTGGTTGTTAGAAGCGGAATGGGAAATAAAGTCATAAGTCTTAATAAGAATTTAGAGATTCTTACAGATGGAACTATACTCCTTAACTTAAAAGTTTATCATCATGCTGCCAACGAAAGCAACTAGTTTAATTTCTGATACTGCAAAAGAATTAGGTTTGTCTGAAGAACTTGTTAAAGACGTTGTGGATTTCTATTACTCTACAGTGATTAAAAAAGTAGAAAGGTTGCAATCCCCAACATTATTACTTCATGGGCTTGGCACTATACGGATGAGTAGAGTTAAGATTAAAAACAAAATAGAATTTTTAAAAAAGGTTCTAAATAGTAATGACCAAGAAGATTTTAAAAAAGTTTTAAAATACAATATAACTAAAGACTCTCTTTTGCAATTTGAAAATGCATTAGAAAATTGTAATAATTATTATCAACCACTTTATGAAAAGCGTAATAAAAATTTGGAAGTCCAAAGGACAGATACTAGAGGGAATAAAGAATAACATATTCAAGACTGATCACATAGAAGAAATTGCTGCAGAAAGATTAGACTTTTGCAAAGGTTGTGTTTTATATGATGGTCATTGTGCAGTAATTGGAACTGGTCCTTGTTGCGGTAGTTGCGGATGTTCATTAAAATTAAAGATTAGATCTTTATCTTCTGAATGTCCATTACCAGAACCTAAATGGAAAGCAGTACTTACATTTGAGGAAGAGTACATGTTACAGAAAAAACTAAGAGAAGATGGCAATTAAATTTTATGCAGACACACACAAGTACGTAAGTCTTGACACTGAAGATCCAATTGAATGGATTAGTGTTACGCGTTTAATACATTTTTTTAAAGAACCCTTTGATGAAATGACAATGTCCGTAGCCTGTTCTAAAGGAAAGAATCCAAAGTATGTTGGTAAAACTCCTGAAGAAATTAGAGCAATCTGGAAAGCTGAAAATACACGTGCTGTAACATTAGGTTCTTGGTATCATGATCAACGTGAACGTGATGTTTTAAGTTGCACCACTATTACTAGAAAAGGAAAAGATTTAACAATCATTAATCCTTTAATGGATGGTGTTGTAAAACTTGCACCAATTCAACAGTTGGCTGAAGGAATTTATCCTGAACATTTGATTTATTTAAAATCTGTAGGGATTTGTGGTCAAGCGGACAGGGTTGAAATAGTTGAAGATTGTATTGATTTGTATGATTACAAAACAAATAAAAAAATAGAAACTGAAGGTTTTAAAAATAAAAAAACTGGAAAGACTAAAAAAATGTTACCACCGTTATCTCATTTAGATGACTGCAACTTTAATGATTACGCATTACAGTTAAGCATTTACATGTACATGATGAACAAGCATAATTATAATTTGCAACCAGGGATTATGAGAATTGATCATATTGAATTTGAAATTTCTCATTTAGATAAAAATGGGTATCCTGTTTCCAAGTTAGATAAAAATGGAGAACCTGTTGTAAAATCTATCACACCTTATACAATTCCTTATTTGAAAAAAGAAGTAATTGCATTATTTAATTATGTTCAAACTAATAAAGATAAATTATTAAATCATGGCCATTAAACTATTTGAATTAAAAGGAGATAATGTAATTCCTACAGAGCATTGTTATGTTATAGGATACTTAAAAGACATTATTGATAATTACCCTGAAAATCATAAAAAGATTTTAGCGTACTTATTCTACATGAATTGTAGAAGTGAAGACAACCCTTATTACAATAAACCTCAAGAGGATTTAGACATTGAAATTTTGCGTGATATTCATGCGGATTTTGATGTGGAAGATCCTTTGATATTAAAAGCAATGGTTAAAGTAAAAGCATTGTATGAAACTCCTACAGTAAGGGCGTACAATGGTTTTGCTAACATGCTTGAAAAACTTGCATTTTATTTAGAAACACAAGACATTACAGATGGTAGAGATGGTAACATTTCTGCTATAGTGCAAGCCGCTAAAAACTTTGACAGTATCCGTAAGTCATTTAAAGGTGTTGCAAAAGATTTGGAAGAAGAGCAATCTTCAAGAGCAAGAGGTGGAACCAGATTATCTTATGATGATTAATTATGAGTAATGAGTTAGGAAAAATATATGAGGAAATTCCTCATTTTGATAATGGTGTTTGGACAACTAAAAGTTATTCATCAAGAGAAGAATTCAATCAGGATCTAACAGATAATTATTTTAAAGAACCTGGTGAATACTTTTTAGATGAAACAATTGAAGTGTTTCAAGCTCCAGCATTACATTTTAGAAAACATGGTTATTACACAGATGCTTTAGAAGGAACTAGAGATTTTATTAATTACTGGGATTCAGAAAAATTAAAATCTCGCAAGGGATGTTTCTTTTCTAATAATGGAAAGCATTGGTATCTTCCGCGTGATTATTACTTCTTTATAAACTTTGTACAAATTCCAGATAAGGTAAAAAAAGAAGATGACTTTACAGACATTTGGGATGGTCAGTTGCATTTAGCACTTTATGAATGGATTGCTGAATTAAGTTATAAACACGGTATAGTATTAAAGAAAAGACAGTTTGGTTCTTCTCTTTACCATGCTGCCAAATTATTAAATATACTTTGGTTTGAACAATCTCCAGTATTAAAAATTGGTGCATCATTAGGTGCGTATGTTACTGGTACAACAGGTACATGGAAAATCTTACAGGCTTATAGAATTTTCTTGAATAAACATACTGCTTGGTATAGACCAATGAATCCTGGAGGTGTTGGAGAATGGCAGCAAAAGATTGAGTATGTAGAGAATGGTAGAAAGACTGAAAAAGGTAGAAAGGGTGTACTTCAAGCATTATCATTTGAACAATCTGATACAGCCGGTGTAGGGGGTTTATGTACTTTGTTTTTCTATGAGGAAGCTGGAATTGCTAAATCAATGGATAAAACTTACGAGTTCATGAAACCAGCAATGGAGTCTGGAGATATTACTACAGGTTTTTTTGTAGCCGCAGGTTCTGTAGGGGATTTAAAACAATGTGATCCTCTAAAAAAATACATCACCTTTCCTGAAGCAAATGATTTCTTAGAAGTACGCAACAAGTATGTTGATGAAAAAGGCACTATAGGAATGACTGGAATGTTTATACCAGAACAATGGTCAATGCCACCATACATTGATACCTATGGAAATTCAGATGTAGAAACTGCACTTGCTGCCATTAAAGAAAAAAGAATTAAATGGAAGAAAGATTTAGATCCTGAATTATATCAGTTACGTATTTCACAGCATCCAATAAACCTTGAAGAAGCATTTGCATTTAGAGGTGAAAGTATATTTCCAGTTCAAGTTGTTAAGTCTAATAAGAGATCAATTGAAGATGGAGATTTTCCTTTTAAATCATACAAGTTAGAATTTGATTCAGAAGGCAGAGTTGTTGCAGAGCTTACTAAAAAAGCACCAATAACTGAATTTCCAATTACAAAAAATGCAGAAGATAAAACTGGTGTAATTCAAGTATGGGAAGAACCTGATGAAGAAAAAGATTTCTGTACAACATATTTTGCATCTGTCGATCCAGTTGGTGAAGGTAAAACTACAACTTCTGAATCCTTGTGTTCAATTTATATTTATAAGAATCCTATTCAGGTTCAAAGAGTAAATGTAAATGGAGATGTAGAAAATTTTATTGAAGGTGATAAAATTGTTGCAGCATGGTGTGGTCGTTTTGATGATATTAATAAAACCCATGAAAGATTGGAATTAATGATTGAGTGGTATCAGGCTTGGACATTAGTTGAAAATAACATAGGTTTATTCATCCAATACATGCAGTTTAAAAGAAAACAAAAGTATTTGGTTCCATCTAGTCAAATGGTTTTATCAAAAGAGATACAGCAAGCTAAAACGCAGTTTCAAGCATATGGTTGGAGAAACGTATCCACTTTGTTTAAAAGTACAATGTTAAGTTACTTGATAGAGTTTGTAAGTGAAGAGTTAGATCAAGAAACAGATGCTCATGGTAAAGTGTATAAAACCCATTATGGAATAAGTCGAATTCCAGATATAATGGCAATGGTGGAGATGGAACAATACCAACCAGGACTCAACGTGGATAGGCTTGTTTCTTTAGCTGCATTGATTACCTTTATAAAAATTCAAGAATCTAATAGGGGAATTAAGAAAAGAACTGAATATGAAAACGAAAGTCACTTGGATAATTCAGAAAAATTCACTAAATTAATAAGGTCACCTTTTAAAAATATTGGGAAATCTAGTAGTATGTCAAGTAATAGATCAAGAAATCCTTTTAAAAATATCAGGTAGTTAAAACAATTAAAATTAAAATAGTATGGAAATAATAAATGCAATGAGCATTAAAAAAGGTAAAAAAACCAAAAATAATAAGTTTGGTGTATTTACTCAACCAATACAGTTTTTACCAATTGAAGAAAAAGATGATGAATGGACAAGACATAATCTTGATTGGATGGAATGGCAAGGTATTAAACAAATTTTTGGTAAGGCTCGCAGGTTAATGAAAAACTATAAACTTGCAAAAGGTACTATTGATAAAAGTGATTATATTCCAAGTGAGCAAAATGAATATGCAGAGATGATTGATGTTCTTACTGAATATAATGATGAAGGCGCACTTGAATTAAAATTTTATCCAATCATTCCAAATATTGTAAATGTATTAACTTCTGAATTTGCAAAAAGAAATACAAGGATTGACTATAGAGCTGTAGATGAATATTCCTATAATGAAGTTATGGAGAAAAAATCTCAAGCTATTTCTGAAGTTTTAATTGAAGATGCAAAACAAAACATGTTAGCGGAGTTACTTAAAATGGGATTAAGTCCTGATTCTCCACAAGCACAAGAAAAATTAGATCCAGAAGTAATTAAAAAATTACCAGGAATTCAAGAGTTTTATTCTAAAAAATATGTTACTCTTACTGAACAATGGGCTTCTAAACAACATCAAATAGATGTTAATAGATTTAGAATGGATGAGTTAGAAGAAACTGCATTTAGAGATATGCTTGTAACTGATTCTGAATTTTGGCATTATAGAATGTTTGATACAGACTATGCTGTAGAAGTTTTAAATCCACCATTGACATTTTATCATAAGTCACCAAATGTTCAATACATATCCCAAGCAAACTGGGCTGGTTATATTGAAATGCTTACTATAGCAGATGTTATAGACAAGTATGGTTACATTATGGATGATGAACAAATTCAAACATTGGAATTATTACACCCAGCACGTTCTGCAAGAAACATGATGGATGGTATTCCTAATGATGGTTCACTATACAACAGTGACACATCCTATGAGCAAAATAGAAAATCAGGTGTAGATATGAAACGCCACTTGTCTTTCTTGGATAATCATTATGATACACATGATATTGTTTCTTGGATTGTAGGACAAAGTGAACATACAGGATTATTAAATAATGCAGGTATGTTGCGTGTTACTACAGCCTATTGGAAAACACAACGTAAAGTTGGATTGCTTACATCTATTGCTGAAGACGGTTCAGTTTTTTCTGATATTGTTGATGAAACATTTAAAATGGCAAACAAGCCTGTTTACAACAACACATTTAATAAAAACAAAGTTGCTGAAAATTTAATTTTTGGTGATCATATTGAATGGATGTGGATTAATCAAGCTTGGGGTGGTGTTAAAATTGGTAACAACCGTACAATTTTTAACTCAACTACTGATTCTGATTTTGATCCATTGTATATTGGTATAGATGCAAAAAAACCAGGACCTCTTAAATTTCAATTTAAAAGTGATTCTTCAATGTATGGTTGTAAATTACCAATTGAAGGAAGAGTCTTTTCTGATAGAAATAGTAAATCAATGTCAATGGTTGATTTATTAAAACCTTCTCAAATTGGATTTAACATAGTTAATAACCAAATCTCCGACATTCTTATTGATGAGATTGGAACTGTTGTTGTACTTGACCAAAATGCATTACCAAAGCATTCTATGGGTGAAGACTGGGGGAAAGGTAACTTAGCCAAAGCATATGTAGCAATGAAAGATTTTTCAATGCTTCCATTGGATACAAGTATTTCCAATACAGAAAGTGCTACAAACTTCCAGCATTACCAACAATTAAATCTTGAGCAAACAAATAGATTGATGTCAAGAATACAACTGGCAAACTATTTCAAGCAACAAGCAATGGAAATTATTGGTTTGAGTCCTCAAAGACTTGGAATGCAACTTGGACAAATCAATACAGCTACTGGAGTAGAACAAGCAGTTGCTGCATCTTATGTACAAACTGAAGTTTACTTTGCTCAACACTGTGATCAACTTATGCCTAGAGTGCATCAAATGAGAACGGATGTTGCTCAATTTTATCACTCAACAATAGATACTGTTAAACTCAAAGGAATGATTTCTTCTGATGAAAGAACAAACTTTGAAATTAACGGAACTGATTTATTACTTGCTGACCTTAATGTATTTTGTGCTACAAATGCTAATCAAAGAACTATACTTGAAAATTTAAAACAGTTGTTCATGACTAACAATACATCTGGAGCAAGTGTATATGATTTAGGTAGAATGATGCAAACTGATTCAATAGGAACATTAAACACTGTTCTTAAAAATATTGAAATCAAGGGAGAAGAGCTTCGTCAACAACAAGCTGCTCATGAGAAAGAAATGCAAGAAGCTGAAATTAAAGCTAAACAACAAGAAAAACAACTTGCTTTTGATCATGAATCCAGAGAGAAAGAAAAAGACCGTAGAGCACGTTTACTTGAAGCTGAAATCAAATCTGCAGGATATGGTTCAATGCAAGACATTAATAAAAACGAAGAGTCTGATTATGTTGATGCCTTAAAGGTTGTTAAAGATTCTGAACAATACCAGGATACTATGAACTTCAATAGAGAAAAAGAATCAAGCAAATCTAATATAGCACAACAAAAAATTGACTTGGACCGTGAAAAATTAATGGCTGATCAAAGAAACAAACAGTTAGAGTTTGCAATTGCTAGAGAAAATAAAAATAAATATGATCAGAAAAAACCTAATAAATAATGAAATAGTATTTTTTAGCCATATACTGCATAAAAATTAGTTTAAACCTAAAAATAGTTAAATATATTATGTTTAAAATAAGATATTTTTGCTTATATTATATATAGTCAGTTATTAACCAAACCAACCAACCAACATGACAGAAGAAGAAAAAATCGCAGCAGCGGCTGCAGCCACTTCAGGCATTGAAGAGGTAGACTTTGACAACTTAGATGATCTGCTAGGAATTTCATCTTCAGTACTTACACCTGAAGAAAAACCACAAACTGTTTTGTCATCAGCTAGAGTGGATTTAGACTTTTTAGATGATGAGGATAGTGAAAAAGGTTTAGAAAACGCTTCTCAAGAAAAACTTGAAAGTGTAGTTTCTGATTTAGTTGACAACGCAGATCAAGATGACCAAGAAGATCAAACAGTAAATAAAGGTGGTAGACCAAAACTTGTAAAAGATGCAATGGTTGAAGCTGCTACTAGAATGATTGAAAAAGGAATCTTACAGCCATTTGATGATGATAAACTTTTATCTGATTATACAGTAGAAGATTTTGAAGAATTGATTCAGGCTAACATTGAAAGTAAAGTAACAACTACTGCACAAGTTGCACCAGTTGAATTATTCAAAACTTTACCACAAGATGTGCAAGCGGTTGTTAAGTACGCATTAGATGGAGGCCAAGATACTAAAGCGGTATTCCAACAGTTAGCAAAAGTTAATGAAACTTTTGACTTAGATGTTGAAGATGAAACAGATCAAGAGCAGATTATTCGTGAATGGTATAATGCTTTAGGTACATATGATTCAGTAGAGGAACTTGAAGATGAACTTAATATCATAAAAGATAGAGGGGATTTAAGAAAGTATGCTGAAAGATATAAACCAAAGTTAGATGCCAAACAAGCTGAAATTGTTGAGAAAAAACTTAAAGAGCAAAACTTAGCAAAAGAACGCAAAGAAAAAGCAGCGGAACAGTACAGAGGTACTATAGCAAATACATTAAATGCAACACACTTGAATGGATTACCACTTACGGAAAAAGTTCAAAACATGTTGTATTACGGTTTAGTTGATGCTAGTAGATACCAAAATGCAGAAGGTAGACAAACCAATGCATTAGGGTTTTTATTAGAACAACATCAATTTGGACCAAAACCAAATCCTTCATTAGTAGCTGAAGCGTTATGGTTACTTGCTGATCCTGAAGATTACAGAACTGCTATTAAAAAAACTGTGGAGAAATCTACAAATGAAAAAACAGCACGTATGTTAAGAACAGAACAAGCATCAAGTAAACAAGCATCAAGTTCTAGTATAGAAGGTGAGAGAGGGCAAACACAAACTAGGAAGCAACCAATACAGCGACCTAACAGAAACATTTTCTCAAGATAAATTTGTAACAATTAAATAAATAAATAAAATGAGTACACCAGTTTTAAATAACGGACTCTTATTAAGAGAGAACAGTTATCAAGCTTCTTCTCACGTTGATTCATTTCACTTGATGAATTTGATGAAAGATGCTCAACCAGATGATTTAGGTCCAATTGAATTATGGGCTCAAGTTAAGAAAGTTGAGATGCCTTTGTATAAAATGTCATCATTCAATGGAAAAAACGTAATTGAAGTAAACCACCCAAGAGGTGAATACAAGTGGAGCACACCTGTATCTGAAGAATTACCATACATTGTTGAAAACATTGAAGCTGGTCTTAATTTAGGTGAAGATGGAACTCCATTCCGTATTAAATTAAACAAACGTGTTTTTGGTCACGGTGACATCATCACTTATGATAAATTCAATGGTATTGAGTTATTCATTACTGATGCTGACATCCTTGATGTAGGTGATGGATTTATCTACACAGTACAAATGCCTAATTTAGATTCTACAAGAGTTTTCCCAGCGGATAAATTCTTAACATCTCAAACTTATTTCTTTAGAGTAGGTTCTGCAAAAGGTGAGTACGGTGAGAAATATTCTGATCTTTCTATGACTCACTCAACACGTGAGTTCTACAACTACGTAGGTAATGCTGATGCACACGTACATTACACAGTTTCTAATCGCGTTAAGTTGATGGAAATGGGTGGTATGAAAGCTGATGGTTCAGTTCCTGTAGTTGAGATTTGGAAAAACTTTGATACAAATGTTGATCCATCTGTGAACACTTTAGAAGGAATGGTTGCATCTAAAGGTAAAGATTACGTTAAAAAATCAATTGATAACGGAAATCTTGTTAGATCTTTCATCACTAAAATGGAAGCAGCTCACCTTTCTAAAATTGCTTATGATATTGAAACTTACCTTATGTGGGGTAAAGGTGGTCGTATCAAGCAAGATGGACCAGATGATTTACGTTTATCAGTTGGACTTTGGAAACAATTAGATTTGTCTTTCAAACATGTTTACAACAAAGCTGATTTCCGTTTAGATGTATTCCGTTCTGAAATTTTCAATTTCTACAATGGTAAAGTTGATTTCCAAGGACCAGATCCAAGCCGTGAACTTATTGTTCAAACAGGTATGGGAGGTATGCGTTTAATCAATGAAGCTATTAAGCGTGAAGCAATGTCTTCTGGTTTAGTTATGAATGCTAAAGAATTAGGAGCAGTAACTAATCAAGGAATGGATTTAGGATTTGGATTCTCTTTCACATCTTACACAATTCCTTTCTTAGCAAACATCAAGTTTGTATTGAACCCTGCGTTTGATAACTTACAAAACAATGAGATTGAAAATCCATTGATTGATGGTTACAGATTATCTTCTTATTCCTTCATCGTATTTGATGTTACTGAAAATGGTTCAGACAACATTAAATTATTGAAATGTGCTTGGAATAAAGAATTACAATGGAGATATGTAAATGGTACTATGGATTATATGGGAAGATCTCAAGGATTCCAATCTTCAGGTAACTTTAATGGATACCAAATCTACATGACACAGGCTATGCCAGCGATCAAAGTAGAAGATCCAACTAAAGTATTGAAAATTGTTATGAGAAACCCATTAACAGGTGGTTCATTATAATATTAACTAAAAGAAGGAGTTAGTCAGGCAACCCCCTGGCTACTCCTTTTTTTTAATACTTTAATTATGTCAATTATATTATTTAAAGCCGAAAGTCCAGATCCAACTTTACAAAAAAGAAATTATGAAGAAGGTCAACTTGCACGTTTAGCTCATGTAAATGAATTAGCCGATCAAATTAAATCTCAAATTTCTAAAATTGAAAAATTGGGTGATACTGTTAGTTTAACAACAGCGTGGACAACATCTCAACCAATAGTTGAATCTAGGTTAGATGCTATTGAAGCAAAATTAGATGCTATTATAACAGCATTATCATAAATTAAGAAAAGCAGTTCTAATAGTTTAGAACTGCTTTTTTATTAAATTTGTCAGTAAACCAACCAACTATTAATTATGACACAAAATTTAAAACCTGGAAAAGTACGCGTTAAGGCATACTGTGATCCAACAAATGAAAACATGGGTTTAGAAAATTACAACTATGTTGTATTTCCAAACACATTTCAAGTAGAAAGTTTAGCGGCAGTTGAACAAAACGGAAAGGTTATTTATTTAACAGGGTTAAATGAATTTGCTCCATTTGTGAAATCTATTAAAGATGAACAAAAAAGAACCGCAGTAATTAAAGACATCAGAGAAACTGTTGCATTACTTGAAAGAGAAAGAGGCTTTAATGATATTAAAACCGATGACAAAGACTTCTGGGCTAAAGTGCAAACCTTTAAGTCAGACAATGCTGAAGTATTCGGTACAATGAATTTAAGATTAGGAAATGATGATTTAATTTTGGATACACAAAATTTAGATCACGTGTTAATCATTAAAGCTATTGAAGGTGGAGGTTTTTCACTTGTTGCTTCTTCTTATGAAGATGCTAGAAGATTTGGAAAAAAATGGTACTTGGATAGACAAATAGATACAGTAGCAAGTAAAATTTCTGTTACTAAATTACGTAACAAAGCTTTATCTATTTTAGCTTCTATATCAGATGACAATCCAAGAAAACTATATTACATTGCTAAAAATGCAGATGGAAACAGCATTCAGTATAACAATAGAACATTAGCAGATGTTGTTTATGATAACATGGATAAATTCATTAATGGTTTAGGTCATGAAGGTGATAAAAAAAGAGCTGCACAATTCTTTATTGATTTGTCTGAATTAAGTAATGAGGAACTTAAATTAAAAGCTGTTATTAAAGATGCAATTTATTATAAATTTATTGCTTCAAAATCTGATGGCGTTTTATATGAAGTTTCTAAAAATGTCATTATGGGTAGAAATTCTGCAGAAGTGTTAGAGTTTTTAAAGAATCCAGGTAATGATGATTTATTAGATACCTTGTTAGCTAAGGTTGAAGATGTTTGGTCAAAATAAAAAATAAATATAAACTAAAAATAATTATGGCAACACCACTAAAACCTTCTGAAGAGTACATGTACAATTGGACAAATAGATCTGTCCTGGATTTTGCTAAAGCAATAGCTCCTGAACCAAGTGAAACAAAAGCTCTTGTAAATGTAACAACTGCAGTTAATATGCCTTTAACAACTGTAGCTAACAAAACTATTTTTAAACTTGTTACTCCTCTTGGTGATCCTAATGTTGCAAATATTAGTTTAACTAATTTAGGTGCTCAACAAATTGGTGATCAATTAATACTAATTGCTACCATAAATTCTGGACCTAACGGAACACTTTTAAATTTTGACAATTCATTTTATTTAACTAGAGCTGGTTCAATAGTTACCTATTTGAATTTTTATTCAAATGAAACTTACAGACTTGTTATTACATTTACATATGATGGTACTAAGTTTGTTGCAACAACTGATTTTGGATAAAATATTATGGCAAAGACAAAAACTACTACAAGTTCAAAAAAATCAGATTGTGCAGAAAAGGTTAAAAAATCTTTTCAGGCAGGAATGATGATTGGTCGCAACATGAAAAAACCAGTTGACAAAAAGAAAAAGTAATGGCAAAGGTTAAAAAAGGTATGGGTTTTAAAGCGGCTCAAAAAAACATTGCTAGTAAACAAGGTATAAGTGAGAAAGCTGCAGGTGCAATACTTGCAGCTTCTGCTCGCAAAGCATCTCCAGCAGCCAAGGCAAAAAATCCTAATCTAAAAAAAGTTAAAGGGTAATGAATAATACTACACTTAAAATAAAAGTAAGACAAAGGCTAAATAAACTTGCTAGTAATGATTATGATAACATTACTGATTGGCAAATTGTTGAAGCTTTTAATAAAGGTACTTTGCAATGGGTTAGAAGAAACCTGCATGGTTACAATATGCTTAAAGAAGGTGATGAGGAATCTAAAAGAAGAATGACTGATTTACAAGTTCTTCTTAAAGAAAAATCATTAAAAGTATTGAAGCATGCTATTGATTGCCATGTGGAATTACCAAATGATTTTATGGAATGGAAAAGAGTATCTGTAAAAGCTAAAGCAAATTGTTGTGATGAAAAACAAATGATTACTTACTTGGTAAAAGAAGAAGACATTGACATCCTGTTAAAAGATTTTAATACCAAACCTAATTTCTCATGGGGAGAAACTTTATGCACATTGATTGGAAACAAGTTAAAAGTTTATACCAATGATGAGTTTGTAGTTACTGATTTAAAATTAACATACTACAAGGTTCCAATAAAAGTTGAGTTTGGCGGTATATCAAATGCTTATACTGGTGAAATTTCTAAAAAAGAAATTGTATCTGAATTTAAAGATGATATAGTAGAAGTATTAATTGATGAAGCTGTAAAAATACTTTCTGGAGATATTGAAAGTGTTACTGCAAATCAAATAGCTGAAAGTAGTACAGAATCTAATAATTAAAAATAAAATGCAAAATCCTAGAAGACTCTTAACTAGAGAACCTGTTAAAAATGTTACTACTAATGTTCCAAGTAATTGTTCAGAAGCAGTATCCATGTGTGTAACAGAATTAATGAATGCAGCAGTAAGTTTTCACAAACTTCATTTAAAAGTTACTGGTTCCGGATCTTATGCCGCACACAAAGCTTTAAATGAAATATATGATGCTTTACCAGGTCATGCTGATACATTAGTTGAAGGTTACCAAGGTGCATGTCTTTCACTTATATCCTATAGTGAATGTGCACCAAAAAGTTTAAGCACTGTAGAATCAGGAATTGCTTATGCAATGGAATTAAAGAATATGATCAATGAACTTCAAAAAGTTATGCCGTATTCTGAAATAGTAAATGACTTAGATTTAGTGAAGTCTAATTTGAATTCACTAATGTATAAGTTAAAATTTCTTATGTAATCTTTAAACTCAAATAAAAATGGCAATGGCAAAAAAAGCAACTGCAACAAAAGGTGCAGCAGCAAAAGCAAAAGGTGCAAAACTTCCACCTTGGTTAAAGGAAAAAGCAATTCCTAAGAAAGCAAAAGGAGGTTCAATGAAAAAAGGAGGATGTTAATTTGTTTTATTAATATTTTTTTTGTATATTAAATTATATGTTTATTAATTAAAAGTAAAAAGAATGAGTTATTTTAATCATGCGTACCGTAAATCCTTTTTAGGTACAAAGCCTACATTTAACACTGGTGGTGTTAGTGTAGAAGATGGATTCTTGCTTACAGCAGGTTTACATACAAGTGAGTTAGCAAAAAATGTACAATTGGGTACAGAAGTTGTTGACAAAAAAGTTTTTGGTTTTTTCAATCCAGATGATTATTTATCTGTTAACAAAGCATGGGTTACTGCTCATCCTGGAAAACCATTAATTTTAGCATCTACTTCTTTATTATCGCAAGATAAAATTGGACCATTCCACGGAGGTTATGCTGAATCAAACAAATCAAAGTTGATCAACCCACGTTATGTAAACAAGTTTTACAAATCAACTGGTGCTGATGCTGAACAAAACATTTACCATATTGGTAATACAAACTACTTTACTGCAATTGCTATTACAACTCCAGGTGCTACATTAGCAAATGGTGCGTTTACAGCGGCTGCTACTACAAGTGGTTCTGGTACAGGATTAACTGTTACAGGTGTTGTTGCTGGTGGTCTTGTTACTTCAGTTAAAATTGCAAACAGAGGTAACGGTTATAAAACTGGTGATGTTGTTTCATTTACTACAGGTAGTGGTACTGCAGCTACATTTACATTGACTGCAAATTGCAACTTTGAGTTTTATTGTGGTGAAACTTATAACTTACAAATTAACCTTTGGGGTTCTCCATTGTTACGTTATTTGAATCATGATGCTTACCGTAGATTAGCTGCTTACACTGGATGTTGTGCTACTGGTACTGCACCAACTCTTGTGAATTCAACTTTGGTAATGATTGATTGGGCTAAACAAATCATGAATGATGTATTCTTGAAAGACTTTATCCAACCTATCGTTTATACTGAAGCTGGTACTAAGTTGGTTACTTTAGCAGAAATGGATGCTTATGTAGCTACTGCTCCTGCACACGTTGCAAACAAAACTGCTGGTATCCGTTTAGTTGGTGCTTATGTTGATACAAAGTTCAAAAAATGTTCTTTCCAAAAATCTGATTTTTACGAAAAAGAAATTGTACGTATCAAAGCTCAATTAGTTGATTTATCTGGAGAATCTTGTTACACACCTTTATGTGTTAATGAAGAAAATCCTGGATTCCAAGGTCAAGGTTATGGTGAAACAGTTCTTAGAGATTTGATCTTAGATGAGTCTTACTTAACTAACCATTTCCACGATGATCCAAGATTACGTGAGATTAACCAAGGTAATGATATTTATGATGCTGTTGATAGAGCAGTTAAATATAACCGTTATGTACTTATTCACTCTGTTCCAAGAGTTAGTAATCCAACTGGTGTATTTGACAATGATCAATATGCATTAACAGTTTATGTACCAAATACATTTGGAGCAGCTACTGCATTTGAAGAGTTCGTAACAGAATTTTTAGATAAAGCAAATAGTCATGTAACTTTAGAAAGTGATTTATCACATGTTGCATATGTACCAGATGCATTATAATAAATGTAAATGATTCTCTAAAATGGAGAATAGAGTTTTTCTCTGTTCTCCATTTTTTTTATAATTTTGATGCTATGATAACAAACAAACTAAATCTAAATATTCCTGATATTCTTACACCATGTGTTTTAAGAATTGAAGACTTGTCAATTTATAATGAATTGATGCCTTATGTCTGTCCTACAGTGCAAGTAAAAATACCAGGCTTTGATGAATGTGCAGTTTTTACTCAAGATGGAGATGAAGCAACTACAGTTCATAAAAACTTTGTTTTAAACTTATCTGCATGTAACTTAGGATTGCAAAGTCAAAACTGTACATCTGAATTTGAAACAATTCCTGATGGTGTTTATACAATCACATACTCTTTATCTCCTAATGATAAGTTATATGTTGAGTATGATCACTTGAGAGTAACCAACATCAAACTTAGATTAAAAAAAGAATTATGTGAATTAGATCTAGCTGCTTGTGAACCAAGTGTAGAAGTTTTTGATAAATTAAAACAACTTAATTTAATTAATGACTATCTTGATGCGGCAAAAGCAAAGGTTGAATTCTGTAATGATTCAGAAAACGGAGTTATCTTGTATGCTTATGCAGATAAATTATTAAGTGAGTATTCATGTAAATTATATTAATTATGGCTAGAAGTTGTCCAAATTGCGGAACCTGTACGTGTTCAGGAAGTTATTTAATTACAATGCCAAACAACTTTATTTGTTGTTCAAAGTGTGTTAGTTTGGTTATGGAACAACAAGCAGAATCTGCTAAAAAATAAAATTATTATGAATTTACCAAGTACATATAGTTCTTCTTTATCTGAAGGCTTAGAATTTTATGGATTGTTTGACTGTGATTCAAAAGAACTTTGCACTGTAAATGGTTTTCCAACTGTATTTGTATATGATGGAACATTTAATAAAGATTTAGATCCTGAAAAAATTGTAGGTAAAAAAATGAAAAGTTTTACTACAATTAATGAAAAGAAAACTGAAGGTTGTTTTAAAATTGAATTAATAGAGTGTGCTGATAACTATGAGATTTTAAATTATAGTGAATTCTTTTTAGATGCGGAATTTCAATTAACCGTAGATCAGGTTAAAGTATTTCCAACAGTACCTTTTGGTAGAACAATTTATCCTGAAGCAATGTTGCCAAACAATGTTGATTCTGGAAAAGCTTTAAAAATAATGACTTCTTTTTCAATAGCAATGCAGCAAAAATATTTGCAAACTATATTGGGAATAAAGATGTGTTGCGGTGAAGATCATTTAAAAGCTAGATTAAAACATCAAATTTTAAAACTAGATTTAATAGATGGCTCAAAAATGTGCTGTCCATAGATGAATTAAGTTGCTATTTTGTAAAAAATTTATTATATTATAAGTATGAGTATGTTTCCTAAAAATATAAAACCAGACGGATGTGTTCCAACATCAAGCAAATGTGTTATTTGGCAAGGTCCGGATATTCCATTTTTAAAATTATGTAAAGGAGATAGCATCAATGAAGTGATTGCTGGAATAGCAAATAAAATATGTCTTATCATGGAACAAATGAATCCAAGCAATTTGGATTTTTCTTGTTTAGATTTAACTGACTGTCCACCAAAAACTTTTAATGAGTTATTTCAAATAATTATTGAAGAGATCTGTTTATTAAAACAAGCAACATCTGAACCTTTAACATCTGAAAATATATTAGATGTGGAAGTTGGAGTTGCAGCATGTATACAAGGACTTGCTGGTGGAGCTTTTGTTCCAGTTGATGTTGCAATAGCAGCTATTGGACAATTTGTTTGTAATCAAAAAGCTGAAATTACTCAATTAAATGCTACGATTTCTAACATCACTTCTAAAGTGAGTACATTAGAATCAACTGTTAACGCAATAACTGGAGGATAATATGATTTGTGAAAAAGAAAATAGCTTACCTTGTGATATAAGTTTATGTATCAATCCTGTTAGTTACTTAATGGGGTTGGTTTATAATGTTGTACAAGATATGGATTCAAGCACCACTACTGTTTATAAAGATGCTTTTGATGCGGTAATGGTTAGTGATGGTATTATTTTATCAAATGCTTCTGGTAAATATTGTTGCCCTGATTGTAATACTGAAAATGGTTTTTATTTTTTAGGAGATTTTGCTGAATTTCAAAGTATTGTAACTTTTGATGGATTAGGTAATGATAAACCTCAACATCATGAATTAGGATTTGATAGAGATAGACTCTTTGGTTGTTGTGTAAATAGTGCATTACAACAAGATGAACACGTTACTTATAAAGATGATTTGTTTCTTAACACTACTAATAAAGCAGTTTGTTATGGTTACGGTTATCATTATAATTTTGTTTCTATAAGTTATCCTGGTTACAATATTGCTAATCCTGTTAATGGTTGGAAAGTTCCAACAGAAGCAGAGGCATTACAATTAGTTAATTATATTGGTGGTAGTGCAGAAGCTGGTGGTAAACTAAAAGAAAAAAGAGGCGGTTTAAATGCATATCAGCATTGGAGTGGTGGAAACATTGGTGGAATTAATAAATATAATTTTAGTGCATTAGGTAGCGGTTATATTGATTATTTAGGTGGTGAGCATGATCTTAAACAAGAGTTTAATATGTGGACAACTACAATTGATTCTGCAAATACTACTCAAGCTATAGTTTTAAATTTAACTACTGGTCAAACAACTTCTAATTTTATTAGTAGGGATAAACGTGAAGGACTTTCTGTTAGATTAGTAAGAGTTGCTACAGCAATTGAATTATTGTTAGCTGACGGTACTACATCTGAAAGTAATCCAACTGAATTATCCGCTTATGTTGGAAATGATGGAAAAGTTTATACTACTACAAAAATTGGTAATCAAATTTGGTTAGCTGAAAATTTAGCAGAAACTTATTTTTCAAATGGAAGTAGTATTAGTTATGCATCTAATTCTAACATTTGGATAAATATCAATACTAACTTTTCAGCTTATATTAAATTTGATGTAAGCAGTTATGATCCAATTGATGTTTTATTAAAAAAATCTCCTTGTTTTGATTTATTTGACAAAACACCTCCTTGTTGTAAAACAAACTTTAATGAAAGTTATCAAAGACTTTTATATGATACTGATTTAGATTTAACTACTTCTGCTAATGATTCTACTGGTTTCAGTTTAATTGAAGGAAGTAGTTTTAATTTAAGAAGTGGTTTAGGTATTATGTTGGATAGTTTAAAAAGATTGGATCCAAATGTTACTAAAGCTCAAATGGCTGAATTTTTTCAAGCTTTTTTAGGTGAAGAATCACTAGTAATTAAATGTATTGGATGTGATATTCACATTTATACTGGTGCAGGATATAGAAATTATTTACAAGATAAAAACATTTAATAATTATGAGTTGTCCAAGTTGCAATGAAAATAGTAATGGAACTTTAGAAAATGTTCCATGTGAAAGTTGTGGTGCACCAAACTGTGCAACACCACAACCATGTCCAGAAATTATTCCTACAGATTGTGTAATATACACTGGTGATGATAAAGAATGTCATGATGATTTAGTTTATGAAAAAAATGATTCATTAGGTACAGTACAAAGTAAGATTACAGATTACTTCTGCGAAAAGGTATTTACTCCTTCTGCTAAAGTGGTAAACTTACCAACACAAAATATTACTGTGTATGGAGCTGGAGTGCCATTATCAGATGCTATAAGTTCTGTTGTTAATTGGGCTCAAACTTTAATCAATGCTATACCAACTGGAGCTAATATTATTTCAATTTCACATTCTGATTTAAAAAATCTTGAAACTACAAGTAGTTTTTCACCAGGACAATGGTATAAGATTATAAATTTTAAAACAATATATGAACAACCTTCATATATAGGTTCAGCATCAGTTACAAATTCTCCAGAATTAAAAACAGATTCTCCAGTACAACCAATCATTGTATTTGCTACTGCTAATAACAAATTAGCATCTTTTGCATTTCAACCTGATTTTCCTGAAGATGTTTTATTTTATGAATTAAACTATTCAACTCCTGTTTTAAATCAAAGCACTTTAGGTAGAATTATTTACAGAAAGGATGATAAAGGAAATGAATGTTCTTGGGATTTTAGAAATGTTAAGTTTAAAAGATACCAGGATACAGTAAGTAATTTATATACAAGTGTATTTGATACTGGAAATAATAACTTTATTGAACAAACTATTTTTGGAAATAATTATACAGATTGTTTCAATAATTCAATTTTAATTAATAAAAATTTTAGTACTTCTGATGCTCCTTTAACTGGAGCAACAACTATTGGATTTGATTTACCAAATATTGTATTCTTTGCTAAATGTCAGAATATTGAATTAATTGGTATACATAGAAATATAACTGTTAATGCAAATAAATGTATCAATTTATCAAATAGATATAGAATGATTGATGCAGTTATTTACGGAACAAACAATAGTGATGTAACTAATAATTATTTTGAAGATGTTATTAATCTTTATTTAGAAGGTATTGGAATTAATCATAACAGTTTTGAAAATCATGCACATGGCGTAACTATAAAATCATATAATGGTATTTTTAAAAATGAAATAACTTATTTTGAAAATTCTAGTATTACATGTTATGAATTTAATCAAAACAACTTTGGTTATATTAACGCTGTAACTGCAAATCTAAACAATGGAGTTATGTCATATAACAAAATTGAAAACTTTTTAAGTAACACTTTAACAACATCATTTAAAAATAATGTATTTATTGATTTTAGTGATAATTTATTAGATGGAACAGGTTCTTGGTTTGGTAATAAAGGTATTTTATTTACTAGTAATACTACTTCAGGAAGTTGTCAAAATAATGACTTTGGTCCTAAATTTTCATCAAACACACTTGATGTAAACTTTGGTAGAAAATCTAGTACAAATGAATGGCTTGGAAATGTTTTTTTAAGCATTGCATCTGGTAATACTATTGGAGCTGCTTTTTATGGAAATAATTTACAAAGACTTTTTAAAGACAATGTTATATTTTCAGGATTTAAAAATAATGATGTAGCTTTAGAACTTAGTGCAATTACTTTTAGTAATATGACTGGTCATGTGTATAAAGATTATACAACCAAGTTAATTAAAAATTCAGCTAACATTCAAAGGTTATCATATTATGATCAGTATGATGCTGAACAAACAGTAAACATAACAGATTAAATTTAAAAAAAATGAGTATATTAAGTAATTCAAGTCTTCAATTAGTTAGAGTAACTAGCGTAGCTGATCTACCAGTTCTTGGTACTGCAGAATTTGTAATGTACTGTATAGATAATGGTACAGATCCAGAAGAATATAAAATTTGGAGAGGTGGTTCTTGGGAAACTGTATTTGTTACAGGAGGTGCTGGTGCAGATGGAGCTGATGGAGTTGATGGATCTGATGGTAACACAATATTAAATGGAGGTGCTGCACCAATTGCAGGTATTGGTGTTGATGGTGACTTTTATCTTGATACTGTTACTAATACAATTTTTGGACCAAAGGTTGGAAGTAGTTGGGGTACTGGAACATCGTTAAACGGTCCTACTGGTGCACAAGGTCCTACTGGTGCACAAGGTCCTACTGGAGCAACTGGTCCTCAAGGTACGCCTGGTATATCTCCAGCTGGTTTAGCATTCAAAGGACTTTACAACCCAGCAACAACTTATGTTGATGATGATGTTGTAAGTTATAATGGAAGTTCTTATTGGGTATGGAATGGTCCAGTTACTGGAGTTATTCCAACATTCAATGGTGCTCAATGGGCTTTATTAGCAACTCAAGGTGCTACTGGTGCAGCTGGACCTACCGGACCTACCGGACCTACTGGTCTTACTGGTCCTGCAGGAACTAATGGAACTAATGGTGCTCCAGGTACTAATGGTACTAATGGAGCAAGAGGTGCATTTGCATCTAATGCTTTAATTTATCAAAATGGTACTTATACTAATGCTGGTGCTGCTGGATTTGGTGCTACTCTTATGAGTTCAATAGCTCAATTAGGTATGAATAAAACAGCTATGTCTGGATATTCTGGAACCGTAGGTACTACAAATAATGCTTCAGCATGGTTGGCTTCAATTGCAATAGATGATCTTATACAAGTAGTTGATATAAATGACTCAACAATATCTGGTATTTTTAAAGTAACATCTATACTAGCTAATCCAACTCATATTGTTTTTAATGTTCAATTTCTTTTTGGTAGTGGAACTATAGGAAACAATGTAACTCTTGCAATTTCTTATTCTAAAAAAGGAGCAACAGGAGCAACTGGAGCTACTGGAGCTGCATCAACTGTAGCTGGTCCAACTGGTCTTACTGGTGCGGCTGGAGCAAATGGAGCAAATGGAGCAAATGGTAAAACAATTTTAACTGGTTCAACTTCTCCATCTGGAGGAACGGATGGTGATTTTTATTTAACAACTGATTGGAAAATATTTGGTCCTAAAGTGTCTGGATCTTGGCCTGCAACGGGAACTCAATTAAGTAACCCATGGGAAATGCCTTTAAAAACAACTGCTCAAAGATTAGCAATACCTTTAAGTAATTCTAATTTAGGGTATCAAGTTTATGATTTAGACACTTATGGAGTTTATACTGTTGTAAAAACAGGAACCGAATATAATACTAATGCAGGAATTGTTTTAGAAACATTTGGTTGGAGATGTCCAACTATTCCTGACACATATACGCTTACAACAGATTTTGCAATTACTCCAGGGTATAATGGTTCTATAATATATTGCACTAATACAAGTGCAATTACAATTTATACACTGCCTGCTTTTTTTGGTGTTGAAGAAGCAAGTACTGGTTTTTCTTGTATTATAGTTAGACAAGGTGTAGGAGAAGTTACTTTTTTTGGTGGTAATCAATTTAGTTCTGAAAATTTATATTCAACTAATGCAGAGAAAAAATTACGTGTTCAATATTCATTTGCTACTTTAACTAAAAAAGGAAATGATTGGTTTTTAGGTGGTGATTTAAAAGTATAATTATGATAAGTTCTATTGGAATATTAAGACATAAGGTTGTTGATCCAGGACCACCTGTTACAGGACAAGTTTTACAAATTGGTACAGGTACATCGTTGGTGTATTATGCTCCAAATAATTATAGTTTTAAATATTCAAAATCTGCTTTTATCTGGACTGCTGCAGAAATGGGTGCTGCTAAAACCATTAACAATCTTCTCTTTTATCTTAGAAGTTATGGTGCATTTCCAAATTTTTCAATGCAAACATTAAAAATAGGACATGTTGCACAATCTTCTTTTGCTACAAGTAATCCTCCAATTAATTTATCAGATTTAACTATATCAGATTTAACTACGGTTAAAAGTAATTTTACATATTTTTTTAATCAAAATAATTTATGGTGGCCCGTTATTTTTGATACAAATTTTGTTTACAATGGTACTTCAAATTTAATATTAATTTGGGAACATGATGCTAATGATTGGGTTTCAACAGCTGGTGGAGCAGATGGTGAAACTCAAGCAAATAAAGGAATAACTGCTGGAAGTATGACAAGTGCTTCAACAATACCTGCAGTTGGAACTATACTTACAAAAAGACCAAATATTAAAATTGGTTATTAACTTTATAAAAAATATTTACAATGGGTTGTAATGAAGATTTAAAATGTAATGATGACATAAGAGGTCAACGTGGACCCAGAGGTTATCAAGGTGAAAAAGGAATTAAAGGTGATGGAGGTTCTAATGGTTCTAATGGCCCAGCTGGTCCTGTTGGTCCTCCTGGCCCTGTAGGCCCTGTTGGTCCTGTAGGTCCACAAGGAACTCCTGGTGATAAGGGAGAACCTGGTGATCCTGGACCTGCAGGACCTCCTGGTACTTCTGGAAATCCTGGTACAGATGGTAATGCTGGTGCTGCCGGTTCAAATGGTGCGGATGGTACTCCTGGTGATGCTGGAAAAGATGGAAACTATACTGCTGGTATTTATGATGAGTCATTAGGTGAACAACAACAAGGTGGAACAATCCTTACTGTTTATAATGGTGAAACAAATCAACCTGAAAGTAGATTTGAAATTTTAAATGGAATTGATGGAAAATCTGGTAGAGGGGTTGCTGTATTTGTACAAGGTACACAACCAACCGATGCAGATCTTATTACCCAGTATGATCAAATTCCTGGATTCACTGTACAACAATTAAATATAAGTGGTCTTTTTCAAGCAGACCAACTAAGAGCTGGTGATATTTGGATTAAACCTGAACAACCTTAATTATGGATTCTGATTATAAAGTATTTGATGGAACGGATTGGTTAGATCCATGTAAAAGAGAAATTTCTTTTTTAAAAACAGATTTAGCTTGGGAAACATTAGATCCTAAAAATAAAATTACCCATTATTTTGATGGAGTTGAATGGAAACGATTAATCTGTCCTGAATGTATATGTGCACCTGGATATTTTGTAGATGCTGTTAATGACACTTGTTTTAAAGTTACCTATAAGGCTGCTCAATATAGAGAAGGTGCTGTTGTTTATGAATTAGGAACTGCGGATAATGCATTGTATGGTTCAAAAGGTTTGGCTTTATATCAAGATATTACATTTAAAACATTTCCTTTAAATGGATATAAAAGCGCACCTGGTGATTTTTTATCATCTTATCCAATTAAAGAGAATGCTGGAACTGGTACTCAATTATCAGTATTACAAACAAATGTTAATAATTTTCCAATTGGTGGAAATAGATTAAGAGCTTGTGGACTTTGGGCTAAAATTCCTGGCAGTTCTCCTGTTGCAAACTGGCCTAATGGACAATGGCTTACAGTTAAATATTGTATAAACATTACTGAAAAGAAACAATATATTTTTGCTATAGCTGGTGATAATCAAATTAAAGCTTCAATAGATTCTACGACATTTAATGGAGGAGGTGTAACAAGTTTAATTAATTTGTGGGGTGGTACTACAGCAGATGGATCAATAGCACCAGTTGCTTCAACTCAACCTTTTACATATTGGCACATGTTTCCAATAACACTTCCAGTTGGTTCTCATACATTAATTCTATCAGGATATAATTATAGTGATGCTGGTAGTTTTGGTGCTGAAATTTATGACTGTACTGCTACATTTATGAAGAATACACTTATGGCTGGTTTAGAAGCTATTGATCCATATTTACTTTTTTCAACTAAACAGCTTATAGTTCCCCCACCACAAGGTCCATTAGTAATTGCTGGTCCAACAGAAACTAATCCTGGATTTACATGTGCTGATCCTACCACTACCTATAGTGAATGTTATGGAGCTCCAGCATGTGTAAAACTTCTTACATTAGATTGTGGTGAAGTTCCACCATTTGTTTTAGATTGTTCAACTGCAGTAACTGCTGGAGTATATATTGCTAACACGCCTGTTGTTAATGGAACTATTAATATACAATATACTGGTGGAACTGGTCAAGAATATCCTTTATCAACAAGTCAGTCTACTGGTGTTACAGGACTTACTGCTACTTTGCCAGCTGGAGTTATGAGTCAAGGTGATGGTATTTTAACATTTAATGTAACAGGAACTCCTAATGAAGGGGGTACAATAAGTTTTGTTATTGACGTATTAGGACAAACTTGTACAGTTGATATTACTGGTGATAATGAAAACACAGTTAATGTAAACTTCCTTGCTGATTATATTGTTTTAACATATACTTTTAAAAAACCTGGAGAAAGTGAACCTGCAGATACTTGGATTCTTGATGATGGTACTGATTTTTATAATACACCATATACCGTTCCTGGTCAACCAACAAAACTTGTTAGAAATGATATTCAAGGAAAAGATTTAGATACACATACAAGAATTTATGCTGGACCTGATGAAAATAATCCTGTTCTTACTTCAGAATATTTTGGATATGGTACTGGTGCAAATACAACTTCAGTCGATGGGCCTTACCCATATTATACTGTTGCAGGTGGTAACATAGGCTTTATTGTAGCCGCTGATGGAAATGGAGTTATACCTTTAGATGATGAAGCAGTATTTAGGTGGGGAAATGATAATACAGGAACAGGTTCCGAAACTGTTTTAATTAACGTAAAAGAATTTTTAAGAAGATTTGGTCCTGGAGGTACAAATGTTGGTGCAGCATCTGCTACTCAAATTCCTACACCTATAACAACTTTTAATGTTGAAATGAGAGCTTGGTGGTATGATTCAAGTGGAATACCAACTCGCTATCCAGTAAAAATGAAAGCTGAATTTTATAAGAATACTACTGCAAATCCAATTACTGGTATAACATGTCAAGCCTTTAAATTTATAATTGCAGGTGGTGAAACTACTACTGTATTAACGCCACCAGTTATAGTAATAAATGATTTAACATTAGCAAATCTTAAAGATGATCTTTATTATAATGATAATGGTGCTCAAAACCTAACTATACCAATAAGTAAAAGAATCAACGTGTTCACTTATTCTGCATTAACTGGTGCTGGTGCATTTGTAAATGATAACTATTCATTAATTCCAATAGCACCTTACATAAGAAAACCTATTGATATATAAAACTTAGTAATATTTAAAAATTATGAGTAATAAATGTAATAAATGTAACAGCTTAGTTTGCGATTGCGTAAATGAGGCATTTGTAAGAAAAGGTCCAAGAGGTAAACAAGGACCTAAAGGTAATACAGGTGTAGGAGTTTCTGTAGCTGGACCACAAGGTATAGAAGGACCTACTGGACCGGCTGGACCATCTGGTGTTATAGGACCTACAGGTTTATCAGCTTATCAAATTTGGGTAGCAAAAGGAAACATTGGAACTGAACAAGATTTTTTAAACAGTCTTATTGGACCACCTTCTCAACTTCCAGCTGTATCCGTAGGTACTACAACCACGTTAGCAAGTGGTACGCCAGCGTATGTAAATACAACTGGTTCTACTGCCAGTAATTCTATTTTTAATTTTGGAATTCCAACAGGACCTGCTGGTGAAAAAGGTGAAAAAGGAGATAAAGGAGAGCCTGGCGCACCTGGTGCAAACTGCTTAATATTTAAAAATGAAGCTGGTGCAGTAGTTGTTCCAGGTTCATTTAGAACTCAAGGGGGTGCAAACTTTGCAGATGTAACTACATTGCAATTAAGTAAAACATCAATGCTTGGTTATTCAGGTTCTGTTGCTACAGCAAATAATGCTGCAGATTGGTTAGCTTCAATTGCTATTGAATCTGTAATACAGTTAACTAATGTTAATGATTCAACAAACTTTGGAATTTTTAAAGTAGGATCTAAAACTAATAATGCTTTAGGTGTAACTCTTATTCTTGACTATATTGCTGGAAATGGAATTGCTAATGCTACAAATTCTACATTAACAGTTTGTTATAATGTACCATGTATTGCTGAACCAGCAAATGTAAATCCAGACAGTCTTTGTGGGGATGATACTGGTGGTAGTGGAGTACCTCTTCCAGTTCCTGGTTCAGGTTGCGGATGTCTTCCAGTTGGATTTTTATCTCCTTTTGCAGGTGCAGTTGGTGCACCAGAAGGATGGTTGCCAGCAGATGGTTCAACAAAACTAATTTCTGATTATCCAGCATTAGCTGCTGTACTTGGAACTACTTATGGACCAACTACAACGACTACTTTTAAATTACCAAACTTAAATGGTAAAGTTATTGCAGGACCTGGTAATTTTGGCAGTATTGGTCCTGGAGCAATTGGACAAGTTAAAGGAGTTGCTGATGTTACAACATCTATAGAACTTACGGTTGAAGGAGAATTAGGTGAAGCAATGTTACCTTTACATAAGCATACTGCTGGTACACTAGCTGCTGGTGGAGGAGGTGCTCACAACCATAAACTTAAACGAGATAATACTGGCGCACTTAGTGATCCTAATAGAGGTACATCCATAGATTTCAAAGATAGTCAAGAATGGGCTGGTCCTAATTATAATCAAGGAAATGATGATTTTAATGATACTACTAATAACACTGTATCTGCAGTTGCAGATCATACTCACCCAATTACAGGTGAAACTGGTGAAGCTGGAACAGCTGGTTCACCAGATCCAGTTAGTTTAACTGGAAATACTAGTTTTGATGTTTCGCTTATACAACCAACTTTAGTAATGCGTTATATGATTAAATTTTAAAGAATGTCACAAAGGTTGGTTTCATGTGGCTGACAAAAAAATAGGTCCTGGGGTAATCTGGGGCCTATTTTAACCTTTGTATTAATTACCCACTAGGAAACTAGTGGGTTTCTTTTTACAGGTTTAATTTGTATTTTTGGTGGTAAATTAGTATATTATTAGATATGGTTAATGATTTAAAAGGAAATCGGATTAGAGAAATTAAAGGAAAGGTTATTGAAAAGATAGATGTTAAAAACTTTAATGTTAAATATCCTGAACACAAAGGCTTACAAAAAGAAGATATACTAAAAGTAGTAAAAGTCTTTAATGCTAAAATCATTAGTGAAACTATTAATAACATTTATGGTGTTTCTTTACCACAAAACATTGGAGTTGTTTCAATTGTAAATAAAGGACCATCAGAAAAAAGACCAATAGATTTTAAAAATTCTTTGAAAGAAGGAAGAGTTATTAGATATAGAAATTGGGATACTGATAATAATATCATGGGGATAAGATTTTCACATAGTGGAAAAGGACTTCAACCTAAAAATATGAAGCTGTTTGGATTTACAGCAATAAGACAATTTAAAAGAGAAGCCTCTAAATATTTTAAAAAAAATTGGCAGAGATGTTTATTTATAACTAAACCACTTTAAGAATGACAACAATCGGTGAATGTGTATCAAGACTTCGTAGTAAAATAAAAGCAAGAACAGAAGATGCTTTTGTTACAGACCGCTATCTCTATAGTGTATTCATTAGTTATGCTAAAGCTTTAATTAGAAGACAGGACAATGAAAATAAAATAATGAGATATGATTCATTATTTGAACTTTTACCAATGGTTGATTTAATTGAAGTTGATAAAGCAGAAGCTAATTGTGCTGGTATTAAAACTGGATGCAAAATAATGCGTACTAAAAATAAACTACCAAAAGTATTTCAAGGAAGCTTAGGTCCTATTTTTAGAAGTGTTGGACCTATTGATGGTTCAGATACATTTCAACAAATTAATTCTGCCATCTATGTTGCAATGACAAGCTCAACTAATTTTAAATATAACAAGACTCACTACTTTTGGTATAGAAATGGTCATTTATATTTTCCAGATATTAAATGGGTTGCTGTTCAAATTGAAGGAATGTTTGAAGAACCTGTAGATAAGTTTTGCAATCTAAATGATGTTGATTGTACAAACATGCAAGAGAAAGAATTAAATCTTCCAGAGTATTTAATTGCAGAAGCAGAACAAATGGCTTCTCAAGATTTGCTTACACCGGTTAAAATACCTAGTGATACATCTGATGATCAACAAAACATACATAGATAATGGCTTCATATAATTTACAATACAGAACTTATGACCAATTGTTGGCAGAGGTTCAATCTGATTTTAAAAACTACTACCTTGAAGATTTTATTAATCCGCAAGAGTTCATTAAAGTTGCTAAAAGATGTAACCGTGAATTGGGTTTAAAGATATTTAAAACTCATGAAGCTGTTCTTGATGTAGAAAGAGGAAAAGCTAAACTTCCTAATAACTTTAATGTTTTAAATTTTGCATTCATTGTAGGCAAGTTTAAAAGAATTGAACCTGTTATTTCAGGTACTCATACAGAACGTGTACCAGTTGGAACTAAATATGATCCAGGAGTTGGAGATCTTGTAATTTGTGCAGATCCAGTTGTAAATCCTGAAAACACATGCTCTACTTGTAACGTGTCTGTTACATCTTGTAGTTGTAATGTTCAACTTAATTGTAAAGGTGAGCAAACAATACTTGTTCAAAAACTTAAATATGAAACAAGAGTATGGGAAGAGTTTACACCAATTAGAATAATTGAAAATGGAGATGTTGTAGATATGAATTGTCCAAATAAAAAATGGCAAGTTTATAATTCTGCATACATTAAAGATAATTTCATTTATCCTTCTTTTCAAACTGGAAAGATTTATATAAACTATCAAGGTTTTTTAGAAGACAATGATGGAAACTTATTAGTTCCTGATCATGATCTATTAAATGAGTTTTATGAATATGCTATAAAACAACGTGTGTTAGAGAATATGATTATGAATGGTGAAGTTGTTAATCAAATGCAAATTCAATTGATTGAGCAAAGATTAAAAGCTGCAAGAAACAATGCATATTCATTAGTGAATACACCAGATTTTAATGAGTTAAGAAGAATATGGGAAGTTAATAGAAAAGCTCAATATTCTAATTATTACGACATGTTTAGAAGTATGTAATTATGGCAAAGAAAAAAACAGCATCTGCATCAAGCAGCACATTTAAGTCTACTGCTACTTTTGATAAAGCAATGGTAACGGATGTAAATGATTATCATTTACCGGAAAACGCATGGACCTATGCACGTAATGCAATTAACAATTCAAGAAAGGGTGACATTGGTAAGTTATCTAATGAACCTGGTAATCAATTTTGTACTACTGCTCCATTTAATATAATTGGTTCAATACATATTGAAAAAGATATTTGGGCTGTATTTTCAACAAACAATTATCTATCAGAGATTGGTTTATTTGTTGAAGGTGAATGTTCATATACAAAACTTGTAAGAAGTACGTGTCTGCGCTTTAAAACAACAAACTTGATCATTGGAGTAGCTAAACCAAATGCATTTTGTAGTCATGAATTATTTTGGGATGATGGTATTAACCCTACTAGGTATATTGACATAAATAAAATTCCATGGCTTGAAACATGTGAAGATGTAGATGGATGTAAAATCTGTGAACCAACTTTGGATTCTAATGATGAAAAAATTCTTGATTGTGAACAATTAAGATTAGAATCTATTTATAAAACTCCAACTGCAGTTGTTAAAAAAGGAGTTGGTATTGGAACATTAAACAATGGTACATATCATGTTCACACGGCTTATTATGTAAATGAACAAAGAGTAACTGACTATACTACAATGTCAAATACAATTTCTTTATTTACACATGATAATGTTAATGGAAGTATTGATGTAGATATTAAAAATTTAGATACTAATATCTTTGATGACTACGAGTTAGTATTGGTATACACTGTAGCAGAGAAGACTGTTGCTAGGCATATTGGTATGTATAGTACTGGTGTAACTAAAGTTTCTATTGATAATATAAATTTAGAATCTGGAGTTATTGATTCAAAACTTTTAGGTTACATTACACCTGTTCCAGATAAATCAAAAGGAGTTTATTCTACAGGTAAATATTTATTGCGTGTAAGTCCAACTGATAAATTTCAGTTTAACTACCAGCCATTGGCAAATCAAATTAGAACTTTTTGGCAGTCTGTAGAATATCCAAAAGATTATTATAAAAATGGAGGCATTAATGTTGGTCACATGCGTGATGAAGTTTATACTTATTTCATACGTTGGATTTATAACACTGGTGATAAAACTCCTTCTTTTCATATTCCAGGTAGAGGTCCTGTTGATTATGTTTTAACAAATGATGATGGTTCTAAAGGTTCCACTTTAAAAGAAAATGATCCCCTTCCGTCTTCATTTGAAAAGAATGTAATTGAGGATTATACTCCTAAAGTGTTTGAAGTATTCAATACAGCTTACTTTACTAAATCTCCTAACACTCTTTTAGATGACGGTGGTGTTGTTATCCATGAAGGAAGAATGGGATACTATGAAAGTTTAGAATTATATCCAGATAACAATCCTCAAGTTTGGAATGCTAGTTCACATCTATGGTCTGATTCTGGTGATGATAATCATGACTTGTGTGGTAAACCAATCCGTCACCATAAATTCCCTGAAAATTCTTTAAACTATTCAGGACTGTATTCTGATATTACTAATCACTATAATAAAACTGGTGATAAGATTAGAGTAATGGGAGTTAGGTTTGAAAACATTAAACCTCCAAAAGATAACAAGGGAAAAGTTATTAAGAACATTGTTGGTTATGAAATCTTACGTGGTAGTCGTGATGGAAACAGAAGTGTTCTTTACAAAGGTTTAATAAATAACATGTTTGAATATGATCTTCCTTCTAAAATTACAAGTAGAAAAGGATTGTATGCAAACTATCCTTTTAATGATTTAAGACCAGATCCATTTATTTCAAAAAAGAAAACTAACTATGATACAGCAGGTGGTTTAAAAAATCTTGTACCAAATACAGCTTACAGTAAAAAACATTTTACTTTTAATTCTCCAGATGTATCTTTTGGTAGACCTTTTTTAAATGCTAATGAGTTAAAGATTTATGGTATTGCTCATGGTATTTCTTCTGGTAAATATGCAGAAGCTAGTGATCACCCTAAACATAAATTTTATACAGATTTAGCTTTAGGTGTTGCTTTAATTGCTGGTGTTGGATATGCTATGGCTAAACAATTTGGTAAAAAGGTAAATACATATACTGGATGGCAAAAAAATTCTACTGCTTTACCTTGGAATGTTACTGGTACAACTGTAGCATTTACTGGAGGTACTGCTATTGGATATTTACCTAATCCTAAACCTACAGCTGCAGCTGCTGCTTTAGCTGCAGCAGATACTGTTAAAAATAATGCACTTAAAGGTTTAGGTATTCTTGATATATTTACTGGTACTAATACAAAAGAATTAGCACAAAAGGCTTATATTAAATCTACAGCTAGTGCTGCTGTAATGGGTTCGATGTATAGTTCTGCATCAAAGAATGAAGGATTTGATAATGTAGATCAAACTCCAACTGCATTAAGAATGATGCAAGCAATTCCAATGTTCTTAACTAACATGCAAGATGGTGCTAATAGTACTTTGGAATTAATAAAAGCAGTTTCTCCTTACAATCAATTTGCTCATCAGTTTATTTCTAAATGTGAGTATGAAGAATATCAAGCTCCTAGTGCTAATAATAGAAGAAGAAAGATTGATGATAGTAGATATACTACATCGCAGATGCAAGACTTTCAAAGTACTCACATAATTAATAATTTGTATAGACCAACTGGCGTTGTGTTTAATACATTTAAAAATGTTGAGAATACTGCAATTGCAGATGTATCGCGACCTGATAGATTATCTCAAATGGCTGACAATGATAAGTTTGAGTTTCAAAGAAGACGTGCTGCTTCTCACTACGTTGCATTTAAAAATCCGGATAGAAGACAATATGGTCAGTTAGATTCTATTAAAATGATTCCTACCAAAAGTGAATATGTTGAAATTGATTTAACGCAGAAAACTTCTAAATCTCCGGTTATATTTGGTGGTGATACATACATTGGAAAATACTCTGAAAAGAATACTTTATTTTATTTTACTAACTGGTTAGAATCGGTAATGTTAGATGGTGGCATTTTAGATTATACTAAATACATGATGTTTGATTACTCTTCCTTTTGGATGAATACTTCTGAATTTAACATCAATGAGTTTTATAAAAGTATTGGTGACGGTTTAGTTGCTGCCATGAAAACTTTAAAGTTTGCTACATTTTTTAAAACTATTAAAAGTCCTTCTGATTTTCATTGCTTTGATAGAAATGGTGGTACAGGATGGATGATGTTGAAAAATGCATACATGTATTTATTTAATTCAGGAGTTAGAAACTTTTTTGTTGAGTCCGAATTAAATGTTGATTGTAGAGATTATGAGGATGAGGATGCTAAAAAACATTATCCTATTGAATCAAACTTGTCTAATTTGTTTAACATGCGTACTATTAAAGCGGATAACTTTTATAAATTAGATAGAAGTTTATGTGAGTCATTTTTACCGCATTCAAAAACTTCTTGGAGTACTCTTCTTGATACAAAGTATGATCCGACATTGTCAGAAACTTGTTATACTACAAGAGAGAATAGATTAATTTATTCCTTACCGCAAGAAACATTAAACAAAAAAAATAACTGGTCTGTATTTTTACCAAATAATAAAAAAGATTTTACAAGTAAGATTACAGCAATTAAACCTGTAGATAAAACAGGAGCCATGTTGTTTTTTCAAAATGAATCTCCAGCATTACTTCCAGGAGTTGATGAGTTACAAACTGGAAATGGAATCAAATTGATTGTTGGTGATGGTGGTTTATTTTCAAGAGAACTACAAAGATTAAGTCATACAGAAAGATCTATTGAATATGGTTCTTGCCAAGATGGTTTATCTGCTATAAATACACCGTCTGGTATATTTTGGATTAATGCAAACCAAGGAAAGATTTTTAACTACGCTGGTGGTTTAAAAGAAATCTCATTAAAGAATAATAGATTTTGGTTAAGTAAACATTTACCATTTCAGATATTAGAATCTTTTCCAAATTTTGATGGTGTTAATAATCCTTTAACTGGAATTGGTTGTCAAAGTGTATATGATAATGAATACATGTTGGTTTACTTTAGTAAGAAGGATTACAAATTAAAAGATGAGCATAAAGATAAACCGCATTCTTATGTTGGAAACGGTTTATTTATTGTTGATGGGTATAGTACTTTTATTGATAACCCTTTATATTTTGATGAGTGTTCCTTTACTTTAAGTTATGATGTAAAAAGTTCTGAATTTATTTCATATCATGATTGGTTTCCTGATTTAACTTTCAGCAGTAAGAACAACTTCCTTACAACAAAAGGTGCTACAATCTGGAGGCATAATAAAACATGTCAGAAGTATTGTAACTACTATGGTATTGATTATCCATTTGAAGTAGAATTTCAATTAGATACAAAGTTTGCTGTTTCTACTATTAGAAACATTGAATACTATTTAGAAAGTTATACTTATGCTGATAACTGTTATGATAGATTACATTTACTTGATCATAACTTTGATGAAGCTGTTGTATATAATTCTGAACAATGTTCTGGTGTTTTAAGAATGAGAGTTGCTCCTAAAAACAATATTACTCAATTGCTACTCTATCCTAAAGTGTCTTACAGTTTTATAGAGATTTTATTTTCAAAAGAAGAACAGCAATATAGATTTAATCAGTTTTGGGATATAACAAGAAACAGAGGTGAGTTTCAAGATACCAATGAAGTTATGTGGAATACAGAAGCAAATGGTTATATTCGCGAATTAAATACAAAGTATCTTAATTATAAAAAGAATGCATTTCAGTTAAAGAAATTTAGACACTATAACAGTAGGGTTTTACTTAAAAGAAATGTTTGTAATAATGTTGAGATGCTTGTAAATGTTGCGTTTGCTAACCAGCATTTATCACCTAGATAAATATTAATTAGTTAAGTATTGTAAAAAATTTTTAGTATATTAAAAGTATGGCGAAGAAAGTATTAGATAATAAACCTACATTGGATGAATACATTAAGGTGTATGAACAATCTCTGGCTTTAGAGAATTCTTTAAAATCTAATCCTGATTATAAGTTAACTGCGGCTTTTCCAGCTAAAACAGATTGGTTAAAAAATTTACGTATTGCTAGTGATAATTATGAAGCTGACACTAATCCAAAGCATCCATATTTTTCACGACTATTAAGTAATCCTTATCTATCAAAAGAAGATAAAGCACAAATACTAGAAAACTCTAAAAAATATACACCGGGCTTTTATTATAAAGAAGAAACTCCAAATACTTTTTATCAAAGAGAATTATCTTTTGGTAATATTAATGATGAGTTTCCAATGGCATATTACGATACAAGAATTAAACCTACTTTACAAGTTGTTTATCAAAGAGAGGGAGCTGGAGAATTACAAGATCGTGTTCAAATGTATAAGTATGATCTTCCTGTTTTAAGAGAACAAGTTGTTAAATTATTTCCAGAAGCAGAAGAAAAACTAAAAGCTGTAGAACAAAAGTTTAATAAACCTGTTGCTACTACTCAAGCTGCACAACCAGTACAATCAGGATACCCTTCTGGGTATGCTCCATATAGTTTGTATGGAAAAGTTCTTGATCCAAAAGTTTATGGCTATGGAGAAAGTACAAGTGGTACTCCTATTCAAGTAGCTCAATTTTTAGATACTTATGGGTTGCAAAGAAAAATGAAAGAGTATTCAAAAGATAATTCTTTTCCATGGTCAGCACAAAAAGAAACTACTTTTGATAATGGAGGTATGGTTTTAAAACGTGACATACAAAAAAATGCAGCTTTAGTTCCTAAACAAAAAACTGTTACTCTTGATACACATGATAATGAATATTCCAATACACCTAAAATTAGAGATGCGGATAAAACTTATTATGATGATACAACTGGTACAATTTATTTATCTCCGGAAGATGCAAAAAATAATGATGTAATTAAAGATCTTGAAGCTCAACATTATAAGTTACAAAAATACAAAGACTTGGATAAACAAGGTGTTGCATTTAAAGAAAAGAATAGAGTTAAATCTTTTCAAAGTGTTCCTTTTGATAGCAATTTTAATTTTAACTTTAATACAGATACAAAACAGGAAGCTGATAATAGAAAACAAATTACTGGAGTTAATACTTCTTTAGATGTTAATACTCCATTTGGTTTAAGTGTTGGTGCAGATGCATCATTTAAAAAAGATGCAGATAGAGTTTTGTTTGCTTTAAAAAATCAAAGAGTTGGGTTGCAAGGAAATGCAGGTAATTATAGTTTTGGTGTTAATGCAAATAACAGTTTTGATGAAAATGGTAAACCTTTATTCAATCCTAATACTACAGCATTTATTCAAAAAAATAATTTTAGAGTAGAAGGTAATAATAGTTTTCAAAAACAAGAAGATGGTACTTACAGTTTTAATCCAAATGCAACATTTTCTTATGATGATGGAAGAAATTCGGTAGCAGTAAAGCAAGAGTTTGCAAAAGGTGAAGATGGTAAATGGAAAACTACACCTAGCTTTTCTGGAAATTTTAAAAGAGGAAATTGGGATTTTGGTCAAAGTGTTTCTCCTTTTAGAGATGAAGAAGGTAATCTTAATACAGAGGCATCTACTTCAATAGGATATACTAGTCCAACTGAAAGATTTAATGTTGGTGCTACTAGAAACACTTCTAGTTTTAATAACGAATCTCCACAATTTAATAGTGGAAATCTTAATATGTCTTATATGCAACCTGTTGGTAGAAATGTAAACTTAAATGTTTCTGGTTCCAATGAGTTTACAAAAGAAGATATGTTAAATCCTAATTTAAAACTAGGAGTTAATTATGGTGGAAAAAATAATCCTATGTCAATTAACATAGGTAATGAATTTAAAGAAGGATCATTATTTAATCCAACTGTAGGATTTAGATACAAATTAAAAAAAGGCGGTCCTATAAAAAAAGAATTGCCTGATGATTATAATAATTTTTTAAACTTTAATAAAACTCTTCCTTCAAATTTACAAGATCCAAATTTTGAATATGGTAATCCTAATCATTATGACTTGTATGGTTTATGGGAAAGTTTAGGAAAGTCTAAAGATTTTAATCAAGCTGTAAAAAATAATCCTGATTGGCAACCTGATGAAGAAGATGGACTATATCATGGATTTACTGTTAATACAAATGGTGTATTTTTAAAACCTGCAAACCATCCAACTACTTATAAAGAAGTTATGATGGCTAGTTTAAATACAGATCCTTATTTTAAGGAAAATACAATTATAATGAACGAGGATGGTAGATTGCAATATGTACCACGTAAAAAAAATGGAGGAACTATGAATGAGCAATTAATGCAACAAGTGCAACAGATGATTGAACAAGGCGCATCTAAAGGAGATGTAGCTCAACAATTAATGGCAGCTGTACAAGAAGGACAGTTAGACCAAGAATCAGTTATGCAAGTATTTCAGCAATTAGGAATTACTGAACAAGATTTACAACAAGTACAGCAACCGCAACAACCTTCTGAAGCTCAACAACAAGTTATGGCTTTAGGTGGTATGCCTAGATTTCCTAATGGAGGACAACCTTCTCCAGAAGAAATGGCTATGATGCAACAGCAACAAGCTCAACAACAAGGTGCGCCTCAAGAGCAACAACAAGGAGGTGGTGATCAAATGCAACAAGTAATGCAAATGGTTCAGCAAATGGTTCAACAAGGTGCACAACCTGTTGATATAGTGCAAGCCTTACTGCAAAATCAATTACCACCTGAAGCAATTATGCAAGTGCTTACTCAAATGGGTATGGAACCTGAAGAAGCGCAAGCAACTATTCAGCAAGTAATGCAAGGTGGTCAACAACAACCACAACAGCAACAAGGTCCTGGTGAAGAACAAGTAGAAGGTGAATCTTCCAATCCTGAAGAAGAAGAAGAGGAGCAACAAGAACTTCCTCAACAAGCTTTTGGTAGTCAATTGAAAAAATTAATTTCAAATCACTCTAAAAGTGAACTTACTTCTGAAGTGGATTCTGACATTCATTCTGCAACTAGAAATTTAAAATTTGCAAATACGCTTAGAAAGAATGCACATGAGGCAATGCTAAATGAAGCTTTTGATTTTCCTAGTTTAAAAAATAATTCTAACTCTAACTCTTTACCACAAGCTGCTTGGGGGGATGATTTGAAAGCACTTCAAGATAAATATAAAGATGATGCTGAATATAAAAAATATTTAGATGAGCAAAAGGCTTATACTGATTGGAAAACAAATCAAGGACAACAAGGTCAAGGACAAGGGCAACCAGGTGTAAATAATATTTATTATGTAAATGATCCTAGAGGTGGTGGTTCACAATCAACTTATCAAAATCCTGGAGCATTTTCAAGATTATTTAATAACTCTGGTTGGACTTCAGATAGATTAGGTTTTGATTTTTCAAATCTTCCTTTATCCAATGATCCAGATGCTAAATACAATGTAACTGCTATAACTCCTGAAAAAGGAATTTTGGGTAGAAGAAAAGTAAGGTATGATATTAATTGGGGAACAACTCCTAATGATGCTTCAACAACTGGTACAGGTGCAACAGGTACAACTCCTGCGGTTGAACCTTTATCTGATAGACAAATAAGAAGAGGTAGAAGAAAATTTGATAATGAATATGAAGATGCTTTAGATGAAAAAATTGACGGTGTTAATAAAAATCAATCAAAAGCAGACCAATTTACTGATAAGTGGAATGCAGCTAACGACTTAATAAATTCTAAAGAGTCTACTAAATTTAAAGATCAAGTAAATCCATATGATGCACCTAACCCACTTCTTGCTGAAAAGTATTTTGAAGGTGATGACAATATTTCCAGAAGAGATATTAAAGGTTATTATAAAGAAGCTTATCCGAATATGCCTCGTAAAGATGTAAGACAACTAGCAAGAGAATCTGCTGAAAACAAAGTGGTTATTGGTACTAATAGTAACTATGAAATTCCAGCAAGTCAAGATGATGCAAACGGTATAGGTGACTTCTTTAGAAATACTGCTTATAATGTTCGTACTGGTATTAGTAATGCATTTGGTCATTTAAGTAATAAATCTTACGGAGGTTTAATTCAAGCTGGTCCAGGTATTAACATGGAAGATCCAATGGTTAGAGGATATAGTACAGATGAAGATAAACCTGCTACAGCTTTAAATCAAAAAGGAAGCGTTACTGTAAAAGAAAAGTTTAAATTGGATAAGGATGCTTTTGCAGATGCTTCTAAATTAACTGCGGATACAATCTCTTCTAGCTTAAATAGAGCAGATTTACAAGAAAGAGCAAATGATCCTGAACAATATTCAGCTGTGAATAGATTCAGTCCAACTGCTTATTCACATGCTTCAAGCGGTTTATATGATGAGCAAGGTAATTTTAAACCTAACAACGTAGGTGCTACAACTATATTCAATCCAACAAATGCAGAAGGTAGTTTTTATAAACAATTGTTTGCACTTGGTGGAGGTGTAAATAAAATAACTTTTACAGATGAAGAGTTACAAGTTTTAAAAGACGCAGGTTATAATACTGATGACTTAATCTAATTACAATGAGAAATTTAAAACAAAATATTAATACTACTTTAAAACCAGAAGATAGAAAAAAATCTAATGTTGAAGTAGAAAAAGGAGAAATTGTATTTACTAAAAAGGATCCTAATTCAAACATGTTTGAGCTTTATTTAGCTGGTGGAAAAAAACATGGTTCTGGAGGAACGCCATTAAATTTACCAGTAGGGGATGGTGAAAATAAAGGATCATCTTTTATATTTTCAGATAGATTGAAAGTTAAAGATAAAGATGCTTTAGATTTTTTTGGATTTGAAACCAATAAGAAAATAACAATAGCTGATTTAATCAGACCATTGGTAGATGTTGTAAACAAATCTAAATCTATTTTGTTAGATAAAAATGCAGATAAAATCTCTAAAGGTTCTGCAGAAAAAAATCTTGAAAATGCTAGATTTAAAATTGATGCTGCAAAGTTATATCAAGAATCTCTTAAAGGGATGAAAGATGTTCCAGAAGCAGAATCATTTTTTGAAAAAACAGCATTAAGTCCAGAAAAGGTTTTTGGAATTGATCCTAAACAACAAGAGCAAGCACATGAAGCTATCAAAATGGCTTTAGGTGGAATGATGCAAAATGCAAACTCACCGAGTTTTGATTTTGGTGGAGATCCTCAAATACATTATTATGAAGATCCTGAACCAGAATATTCACCATCTCCATTCTTTATGGCAGAAGGTGGACAACTTCCTAAATATCCAGGTGGAACTTCTGTTAGAAGAAGAAAAACTATTGTGTTTGATTCAAAAAGTGGACCAGGTACAGTTAGTCAATGGGTTAATAGTGATGCAAAAAATAAAGAATTGGATGAAAAAGCAAATGCTATTATTGAAGCTGGTATTGCAAAAGGTGAAATTAAATATAATGAAAACACTGGAAACATTGAGCTTTTAGGAAACTTTTCTCCGACCTTTGCTGAAAGAATGATTATTACAAAAGTATTTAATCAAGCTGGTGAAAAAAAACTTGCCACTACTCAATTCAATGTAACTAATCAAAAACCTGGAAGATACTCTAAAGCAAATTCAAAAGGTACGTTAGAAGGAACTGGTTCATTTGTTGCAGGATTTACTCCTGAAATGTATGAGCAAAAATATATGTATTCAAAAGCTCTTGCTGAAGGTAAATCTGAAGAGGAAGCATTAAAATTTGCGGATGCACATAGATCTACAAAAGAATCAAGAGCAGAGTTTACTAAGTATTTAGGACTAAACATTCCAGATGCAGATTTAGCAGATGACAAATGGTATGATAAAAACTATGATAAAATTACTTCTGGTATTGAAGCAACATTTCCAAAAGATCAATATAGAAAGTATAAAGGTAATGATGGTACTTCAGGGTTTGACCACTTTGATGCAATTGGATTTAAAGCTAAAAAACCTATAGAAAGTTTACCAGGAACTAGTAATGATAAAGATACTTCTGTTACAACTGTTGATCATGTTAATCCTAATGTGGGAGCTACTCCTTTTGGTTATAGACAAGAAGATATTAATTTATTAAATAGAGGTTTAGAACGTAAAAATGAAATAGGTGCATTGCTTCCTATACAAGCATCATTTAATGCTGTCATTCCTAAAGTGCCATACTATTCTCCTGAAAGAGCTCTTGCTTCAAATAAAGAAGACATGGCGCAAGCTATTGCTGGAATTAAAACTTTTTCTGATCCTAATGCGGCAGCTGCTAATGCAATGGCTGTATACAATGAAGGCTACAAAAAATCCATGAATATAATTGACAATGTTTCTGATAAGAATATTAATCAAGAATCTATTTATGAACAAAGCAAAGCACAAATTCTAAACCAGTTTAATCAAGCTGATGCTGCTTCTGATGTACTCTATACAGATAAGGTAAATTCTACAATGCAAAATGTTAGAGATGCTTTAAGTACAGCCAAAGATGCGATTGTAGGTTATAAGAATTCAGCACTTACTAATGCTTCTGATATTTACAATGTTAACCAAATGCAAGAGCACTATAAGAAGAATCCTGTTACTGGTAAGATTGACTTTGCTCCAGGATACGATCCATTTGCAGCATCTAAAAGTTCTACTACTACTGCGTATGATGAGTTCAATTCAATTAAAAGTAAATACAAAAATATGCCTGATGAACTTGCTGTTAAACTAGTAGCTATTCAAATGGGTAAAAACACAGATAAGACGGTAGCAGATCCAGATGAAAAAATTTAAACAATTTTTAGTTAATTTTTAATTAATATATTTACAAAAACATTATTACATGGCAACTTTTAATCAAAAAGATATAGCTTCTACTTTGCAACCTAGCAAACCTAACTTGCAGTTTGACTTGCAGTTACTACAAGCTAAGGAAAGTTTGTATAAGGCTAACAAAAAAAAAGTTAGTGAGCTTTACGGTTCTATTTTAGATTCTGATGTTACAAGAACAGACAGTCAAGAAAAAAAAGATGAGTTCTTCAAACAAATTTCTTCTGATATAAAATTACTTGGTAGTGTGGATTTCTCATTGGATTCAAATGTTGATGAGGCAAAAAATATGTTCAAATCTATTTATACAAATAAACAGGTTTTGAAAGATATGGTCTGGACAGAAAACTTTAAAAACCAATTACAAGCTGGTCAAAATTTAAAAGGATGTATAGATCCAAAAAAATGCAACGGTCAATGGTGGGAAGAAGGTGATAAATACATGGCTTATAAAAAACAAGAATTTATAAATGCCAGTAAAGGAGACATGCTAAATTTTTCTGATGTAGAATATGTTCCATATATAGACATTACTGCTAAAGGATTAAACATTGCTAAAGAAAAAAAAATTAGTGTTAAAAAAGATAAAGTAGTTGGTAATTATATTGTTACAACTACCAATGGAGTAAACGGAATTTCTGCATATACTGCTTTATTTGGTGCATCAATTGGAAGTGATCCTTCTGTAAAAGCAATGTATAAAGCTAAGTCTTATGTAGATAGAATGGATGGTGTTTACTCACTTATGCAAAACGGAGAAGCTGCATCATTTGAAGAAGCTCAAGTAAAGTTTTATGAAACAAAGAGTGAGGAGCTTGATCAAAAATTACAAGAGAAAGCGGATGTTCTTAATGTGGAAAGAGATTATCTAAAAGAAAAAGTTGATGAGTATGAAACTGCATATAAGAATGGAAAGTTAAAAGAAAATACACCTGAATGGGAAAAAGCATTGGAGGTAAAAGAACTATATGCTAATTCTTTACGTATTGAAGAATATTTTGACTTAGCTGATAATGCAAAATTAAATATGAACAGGCAGTCTAATTTAAACTTCTTAAATGAAAGTTATGATACAAGAGCTGGTATTAATTTAATGTTTGATGATATTACTAAAGTTGCTTCCGCAATTTCAAATGCAAGTGAGGAAACAGAATTAACAGAGTCAAAATTTGCTTTAGAGAAAATGAAATTTAATAATGATGTTTCTTTAGAACAAACAAAACTTGCTAATAAAAAGAATTACGCATTATGGAAAAAAGAAAACAACATTACTGATAGTGATGGAGATGGAGATGGAACAACTCCTGCTAAAGAAGAAAAAGCTAAAAATGATAGAGCTGCAGTTGCTAATAAAGCAGATGCGGCAAAAAATCTTGTTTCTTCTTTTAGTTTACAAGATGAAGTTAAAAAACAATATAAAGATATATATGGTTCTGATTTACCAGCTGACACAAAAGGTTTTCAAGCAGGTTCTCCTGAAGTAAAAGCTTATAAAAAAGCAGTTAAGGCTGCTAAAAATGAACTTATTAAATTAAAACGTGAGGCTAATGATGTAATTATAAATAGTAAAAAAAGAACTATGCCTTTACCATATCCTGAAGCTGTAACTCAATCTCAACTTTATTCGACATCTAATATTTTAAGTGATGATCAAGTAGATCAAGTTACAAACTGGATGCAAAAATCAAATCTTTTAAATTCTGAAGGAACGCCTGTTGGAAAAATTGGTAAAAACTTTATGGGTTTATTAGAAAACGGTGATTTTAATAAATACTTTACACAAGGACTTACTATTTATGGATTGTGGAATATTTATAAAAAGAAAGGTGATTTGCAAGATGTAAAAGATTATTTAGGAGAAGAAGAAGAATAAATAACAATTAAAATATTATAAAATGACTGATTTTTTAAAACGTGTGCAACAAAGAATTTCTGAAAAAAATGAAGGTTCTATACCAACACCAGCAGTTTCTAGTTCTAAGCCAGCAGTTTCTACAGCAACTGTTTCTACTGCATCAGCAACATCAAATAAACCTGTTGTAAAATCAGATTGGCTTAAAGATGTACAACCATTAGCAGATCAATTAAAAACTGGTTTAAATTATGAAGAACATGGTTACATTATGCGTGCTTATTCAGGTAGGTATGATGGTATAGCTAATGATCCAAATACAGATGCTGAATTAAAAAAAACATTAAAGGCTTTAAAACATGGTGCTGTAACTCTTGCTGCTGGATTAAAAACAAAAAATGATAAACTCTACCAACAAGGTGCTTCTGAAACATTTAATAATTGGCAGAAAGTACAAGAGTTAACTGTTAATGAAAACTCTGCATATAAAGTTGAATCAGATAATTTTAAATTATCAACTAAAAATCAAGCTGCAAAAAATAATGAACATCCTGTTTTTTATACAGACAAGCAAGGTAATGTTGAATCTACAGTTAAAATTACTGGAGAAGATAATATTAATAAAGAAATTTCTTGGTCTTATTTTTCACAAAAAGGAATGAATAACAGATGGCAAAGTAGTATTAAAAATCAAATTAAACCTGTATTAACTAATTGGTATGATCAATCAACAAAATCACTTTACGGAAAGAGTGTAAATGCTGATGATAAATATAATGCCTATAATTTAAGTAAAGATTTACTTCAACATATTGCAGAACATGGAGATGAGAATAAAGAAAATAAAAAAGAAGCAAATGCAATTATAAAACAAATGTGGAAAGAGAAAACCATTGAAGGTAAAATTGAAGTTATTAAAAATAATAGAGCTGCAATTAAAGAACTTTCTGGAAAACTTGGATACTATGGTTCCACTTCTATATATAATAGACACGTTGATAAACTTAAAACAAAAGAGTTATATCATTCAGATGATTTAGACAATATCAAAGAATCAATCAATGGCTATAGTGAATTTAAAAATTTTGATAAAAAAGTAAAAGCTGATGTTGCAACAAGATTAAAAAATTCTAATCCAAATGGAGATCCTGCATTTAATTATTTATTTAATGAAGACAATAATTTAAGATCATATTCAGAGTTTAAAAAATTATATTACAATAAAATTCCATTAGATAAACTTACAGATGCTGGATACAACGTACAATATGCTTCTCAACAAACATATGATGCTGCTTATAACGAAGCTTCTGCAAAAACATATTCTGAACTTACAAAACAATACAGGCTTGGTTATAACAATGTTGATATAAAAAACTTTAGCAATGATACCTTTTATGTTAATGGTATTGGTAATGAAGTTGTAAAAATTGGAGGATATGAAAGTATTGATTTTACTTTAAGAGGTGATAACAAAACTATTAAAAACATTGGTAAATCAAACAAACAAAACTATGCTCAAAATGTTTTAAATAAAATTTTTGATGTAGATGGTAATCTTGAAAAAGATGTTGTAATTAAAAAAGATGTAGATGGTAATTTTGAAAGATACTTTGATTATGAATCATCAACAAAAGATAAAGTTGGTTCTTCTGGAAAACCTACTGCTAAAAATTTAAAAGAAGCTTTTAATGAAGGTAGTCGTGCTGCATATTCAGAACCGCAAGACATGGATGTGTTTAAATCTTATTTTAAAAATCCAAGACCTGATGTTGACATTTTATTTATTAAGCATACTGGTAATCAAAATTATTCTTCTTATGTTATAAAAGATAGAAAGACAAAAGAAACTTTACAAATGTATGTTCCAAAAAGTAGATTAAAAGATGACTACTTTTTTAAGAATACAGACATAGATAAATTTGAACATAATTTTAGAATTACCGGTGAAAAAGTTTTGCCAGAAATTAAAGATAAAAGACCAGATGGCTCTGATATTTTTATGGGCCAGCCTTCTATTTCTATTAACAATAAAAAAGGTACAAAAGAACTGCATTATACACTTGTTAATGATGAAGGAAAACCTGTTGATAAAGTGGTTACACTTGGATCAAATGAATCTATAAACATTAAAGAGGCTAATGATTATGCTAAAAAAAGATTAGCTGAAATTGTTAATTACTATAATACCAACAATTAAAATTTTTTAAAATGGCAAATGAAATAAATCCAGGTAAACCTAAAAAAAAAGTTGACTCTTCTGAATTAGCAGACAAACAAGCATCTATAGCAACCGGTAAAGAACTTGGAAAATTAAGAGAGGGTAATTTTAAAAATGCTATGCAAGGTGGTCAAGTAAGTGCTACTAAAGTTGGTGTTGATAGATTTATTACTTACGGAAGTAAGACTTTTGGAAAATTAGGATTTGATCCAAATAGAGATAATGCTGAATTTTATAACAACCGAACTTCTACTAGTGATGAAATGTGGAGAAGTGTTAAAGGTGCTTGGAATTTAGCAGGTGTTGGTTTTCAAGATAGTATTTTTCTAGGTGCAGTTTCTGATAAAAATTCTTCTCAAAAGTTTTCAGACATCATGGCTGATTACCAAGTTGATGAAAGAAGAGGTAACACTGCATTTTGGGGAAACACTATTACTTCTGCTGGATATACTGCTGGTATTATTGGAGCTATTGCTATTGAAGAAATTGGATTAGGTATTGCTACTGGAGGTTTAGGATTACTTGGTTCTGGTGGTATTATTGGAAGAGGTGTAGATAATATCTTTACAGGTTTAGGTAAAAGTAAACTTGCTAAAGTTGCTGGTGGTGGTAGAACTCATATTGAAATGATGGAAGGCCTTGCTGAAGTTGAAAGAGCAAGAGAAGCTTATGACAGTTATAGCAAGTTAAAAAAAGTTGGACTTAGTTTAGGTGAGTTTGGTAAAGACATTGCAAAAGGTTTAAATCCTATTGGTAATACTGCTGGGTTTTTAAAAGACCTAGAAAAAATGAATGATGTTAACGGCTTTGTTAAAATGGCAAATGGAGCTGGAGCTTTATACAGAGATGCTAGAAAGTTTACTATGACTCATAGTGAATCTAAACTAGAAGCTGAAATGAACTCAAAAGAATTTTTTAATAAAGAACTTGATGCACTATATAAAAAGAATCCTGGTGCAGAAATATCCGAATTAGATCTTGAAGATTTAAAATCTAAAACTCAAAATGTTTTTGAAAAAACTTACAACGCCAACTTTGCTTTAATCTATGCAACAACTGCAATTGCTTTTGATAATGTTTTCCGTAACTTAAAGTTTAATCAGAATTGGTTAAAATCTGCAGAAGCTGGTAAAAACTCTATGAGAAATATAGGTAAGTCTTCGGCTGAATTTGTAACAGAAAACTTAGGAATTAATTTATCAAGAGGTTTAAAAAATTATGCTAAACGTACATTTTCTATTGGAGGATTAACTAGAGCCACTTTAGGAAATATTGCAGAAGGTTACCAGGAATTACAACAAGATGGTATTTCAACTAGTGCTGTTAGTTTTGCTAAAAGAAGTAAGGTAACAAAACAAACTGAAGGTAACTATTTTACAAATCTATACAATGAGTTAGCAGACAATTTTGATTTTGTTGCTAATGGATTAGAGTATAAATTTATTCCTAAAACAGGAAGAGAATTAAGTACGTTTTTATCTGGTGCTTTTATGGGTGTAATTGCTTCTCCAGTTTCTATGGTTACGCAAGGTGCTCAAAAACTCACACTAGGAAAAGGATACAAATCTTTTTCTAAATCTTACAGAGAAGAACAAGCTAAATCAAATAGTAAAAATCAAGCAATTGCTAAAGTTCTTAACATGACCTTTAGAGAAAATCTTGATAAAGCTTACGATGTAGTTAACAAGCCTTTATTTACACAGATAGAACTTCAAGAAAAAATTCTTGAGGCTGTTGAAAAAGGAGATACAAAAGCATTAGAAGATTTAAAAGATGCTACTTTTGCTGTGCAAGCAAACATGTTGTTAGAAACAAATGCAGATGAGGATTTTGCTGAACATTTAGATCAAGCTGCTTCAAAACTTAATGATTCAGAATTAGCAGAATTTTTAGGAAGAACTAACATTGATGCAGAGAACTCTTCTAAAGTGCGTAAGGTTTTAAAAGATAAGGCAACTACTCTTAAAAAATTAAGAGCTGTTAAAAATGAAATTGATGCTAATGTAGTTTCTCCAATTAATCCAAATCTTTTAAATAAGAAGGATCCAGAGTATGCTCAAAAATATCACACATACCAGGCGTTTCAATCATTGAAAAAAGAGTTGTTATATTCTCATGCTGCTATTTTGCAAAATGTAAATAGAACAGAAGGAATTAGAAGTAAACTTTTAGATAACTCAAAAAATATAAATTTTAGTTCATTTGAAGTAGAAGCGTTATTAAGTAGTGCTGATTTAAAATCACAAGTTGAGTTATTAAAAACTGAAATAGAATCAGTTAAATCTATTGGTTCTAGTAGACCTGAATCTAAAAAAGAATTAGAAGTTTTAGAAAAAAAACTTGTGGCTTATACAGAGTATCAAAAAGCATATGAGAAATTAAAAACAACTAAGGATTCAAATTCGGAAGAATATGCAGATAGTGTAGATGCTGTACAAGAAGCTTTTCAAAATGTTGCTAAAGCATATAATGAAAGAACTACAAATAGATTCTTAGAAGTTGAAGGTATGTCTACAGACATTGTTGATTACTTAACTTTAGGTGAAGAAAGAGATGCTTTACAACAACATGTAAACCTTTTAACAAATAAAGATTACGCTTTCAATTTTATTACAGAAGCTGAAAAACAAAATAAAAAAGCTTTAGCAAATCTTCAAAATCATATTGAAGATTCATTAAATGAATTTGATAAAAGAAAAGCTGCTAATACCATGATGAAAATATTATCTGAAAAAGGAATAATATTTGACATGAATGAAATTGATGACTTATTTGAAAAAGGAATAATGCCATCAAAAATTTATGATATAGCAAAAAATAGTTTTGCTAATTCAAAACAAGTAGCAGAAGCACAAACCATTATTAGTTCTATTTATAAAAACCTTACAGGTAAAAGTATTTTAAATGATAAATCTAAAATAACAAGAGCTGGTTCTCAAAGAGCTGACAATGATACTAGAACTGTTAAAAATATCATTAAAGAATATGGTCTTAAAATGGATGAAGACATTGATTTGTCTACTCCAGCTGGTAAAAGAATTATTAAAAAAGTTCTAAATTCAAATAAGTTAAGAGCAACAGATGTTGAAATATTAAATGAACTTCTTGAAAAAGGTGGTATAATTAAATTTGTTACTAATGCTGAATTGCCAATTACTTTTGAGAAAGGTGTTACAACTATTGATTTAAGATTTGCTGGAGCTGATTACAAAGGAACCACTTTATCTTTTGAAGGATTATTTACAACAGCATTACTTCAGGATAAAGTTGCTAGAAGAATTACAACTGATTCTGAATTTGCAGGTGAGGTAACGCAGTTAATGCAACAAACTAAACAATCACTCATAGATAAAGATCAAAGTGCACCAGCAGCTTTCTTTACGGATCCTGTGTTGTTTCTAGTTGAAGCTATGAACAATAGAGCTTTGCAACGTGAAATGCAATCTATTAAAGATGACACACAAGTTTCAGAAAAAAGTATTTGGGCTTCCATGGCTGCGTTAATCAAACGTATAATTAAAAGCACTTTAGCAAATGATACTCTACTTGAGAGAGCAGTTTACTTAACTAAGACCGCAACTTCAGATGGAGAACTTATTAAAGTTGAGGCAAAAAATGAAGAGGAATCTGCTGTAGAAACTGAACAAGAAGTTCAACAAGAAGAACCTACAACTGAAACTGAACTTGGTTTTGAAACAGATCCTGTTCTTGATTTAGAAAATAGAATTGATCAACTTAAAGTTGAATTGGCAGTATATGAAAATGAATTACGTAAAGTAAATAAACTTACTTCATTTAGAAAGTACTCCCAGCTTCAAAAGAAAATAGCTGGTTTAAATATAATGATTAATGATTTATCTGTTGAATTAAATGATCTTGTACCTGCAGAAGTTGTTGATAAACCAAAACCATTTTCTCCAGTTAATAGAGTAGCGGATGAAGATCAGTATGGAAATATTATTCTAAATGAGAATGCTCCATTAAATGCTTTTCCAAAAGACATACTTAATGAACTTTCTAATATCTATGGTAAAGATGTTACTACTTTAAAAGATTATGAGGAAGAAGAATTAAGAAAACTTATATCTCAACATCCTTTAATTATTAAAATATTGAAAGCTCACAATGATGATGTCTATTCAATAGCAGATGAGTATGCTATTCTTACTAGCAATGAACAGGCTATGGAAGAAGGCAAACTTCTTGCTGAAAAAAGAGCAGCTGCACGTGAAAAAAGTATTCAAGACAACAAAGAAGAAGCACGTAAAAATGCAACTTTACAAGAAGACATGACACCAAAAGATATACTTTGGTTTAAGTTTGAACAAGCAGGTTTGTCTACAGATAATTTAAGATTGTTAACTGACAAGCAAGCTGAAACTCTCTTTGTTAAAGTGCGTGCAAAAGAACTTGATCTTAATGATGTATTTAAGTTTGTTGAAAAGAAAAAACTTTTAAAAGACCAAAGAGCTACTAAAAAGTTTCAAAAAGAATTAGACTTATTAATTACTAATGAGCAAGAAGATTTAGATAAGCAAAAAGAAAAAGAAGAGGCTCTTCAAAAAATAATTGATGAAAACAGAAAATTATTATCAGGTAAAAACATTAGAAGACGTAAAAAGATTTCTGAAAATAGATCAAAAGTTGTAAAAACAAATGTTCCAAAATCACATATTTTATTTTATGAAACATACTTTCCAGAAGTTTTACTTATTGAAGATGAAATTAAATTTATTGAATTTATAAACAATGTTATTAAAGCAAGAGTTAACAATGGTAGAGTAAAAGCTAAAGCTGCATCTTTTTCAAAAAACAAAAATGAAGCATTAAATCAACTTGTAGATTTATTTATTGAACTTGATCACGCTAAAGAATTATTTCCTACAGTTGCAAATACAATTAATAAACAACTACGCGCATCTAATTTACCATATAGAATTACTATGACTCCTACTAATAAAGGTGAACAACTGGTTGGTAGTATGTATAAAATTAGACACGTAGGTGATATTAAAAAAAGAATTTCTAAACCTAAAAGAATACTAGGAGTTAATGATATTTTTAACTATTCTCAAAAAAGAGAGTTTGTTAAAAGTTATTTACCTACAAATCTTAATGGAGAAGCTGCAGTTGAATTAGCAGTTATTCAATGGTTTTTAAATGGTGGTCGCGTTAGTTCTGAATTTATAACTTCTCAAGTTGGTTCAGATTCTTCAGAGTTAAAAGCTAAAAAATCATTAATTAGTGCTAATGGTAAAAATAGATTGGATACAATCTTAGATGATTATATAGATATTTTAGATGTTGACATTACAGAAAATGTTGCAATTTCTTTGTTAAATGATTACAGCACCATTAAAGAAATGGTTGAAGGAATGTTTGATGCTATTAAAGCTAACATTGATTCTGAAGAAAATCAACAAGGTGGTTCTGAAGATGAAAATTGGAATAACTTTATTAATTCTGAAGAGGGATCTGATTTCTTAAAAGATATGTATGAAGATGCTAGTACTTATGAAAAAGAAGAACTCAACTTACTTGAATTTTATGCAAGCCCTGAAGGTAAAAAATATACAGATGCCTACAATAAAAATGTAGAATCTTATTACAATTCCACATTATTTCAAATTGAAATGGGTGCTTTTGAAGGAGATCCTAACACTTTAGAGGGTGCGGAAAGAGAAGCTTACATGACGGCTGTAAAAGAAAATCGTTATGAAAACAAGTTAAACCAGGATGAGAATACTGATGATACTGAAGATGTTTCACAAAAACCAAAAAAGGAAACTGCTGAAACTAAAGATGCATTAATTTTTGAAGAAAAATTAAATAAAGAATTTGATATTTTTTACAATAAAGTTTTAACTGAAAGTTCTGGGGATTTATTTAACAAGCCAAACTTTGTTTTTTATAATACAGCTGTTGCCAAATTAGAAAAAGATTTTACACTTAAAAATTTAATTTTAACACTTGCTGCATTTAACCAGTTTGGAAGCATTACACCTGCTCAACATCAAAAGTTTTCAAGTGAGATGGTGAATAAAATTAGTGAAATTTCTACTGCTAATTCAAAGGAAATCCTTATTATTAATAATAAGGCTTATGAATTATTACCTGGATTGAATAACAAACAAGTTCAATTAAAAGAAATTGGATCTGATGAAATTATTCTTAAATCATTTGAAGAACTTCCATTAGTAGTTTCAAATGTAAATGTTTCTGGAGATAATGTTAAATCTAAAACTGCTGTTGATGTAGAAAAAGATGAAGAATTTGAACCTGTTAAAGATGCCCTGTTGAATGTTTTTGGTAACTTTAAAAAACTTTTTGAATCAGGTGAAATTCCTGATAATTTGAATGGTATCAAAGAAGAAATAATTAAAAACTTAAATAACTGTAAGTAACATGAAAATTTGCATTACTCCCAATTCTATTAAATTATTCTACGTTTATTTTGAAAGCATAGCTCCTAATTTTAAATTAGATAAAAGCACTTTACCAGAAACATTAAAACTGTTTTATGATAAAGCAATGGATGATTTTTCAAGTAGTTCTCAAAATAAAAAAGAATTAACTGAATTGGTACTACAACATTTAAGCATTTTGCCAAAAGTTTTACAATCAGAACTTGTTCTAACTTCAAATAGAGATTTGGTAAAAAATGTAAATAATTTACAATTAGAAATTGAATCTGGTATTTTAGAAGGTAGTGGAAAATTAATTGATGTAATTAATAATATAAACTCAATGATTGGCAATGGTCCAATCATTCCTACAGTGTCACAAAATGATGAAGATGATTATAGATTTGATGCTATATCATTTGAGTTTAGTAAAACTAATAATCAAGACACTGAAGTATCTTCTTTAAATTCTTTTAAGGATAACATTAAAAGTGAAAATCAAACTTTGACTACTAATGTTACGATAAACATTGTAAAATCTAACAATGCTAAAAATTATAAATTTAAAGCATTCTTATTTAAAGATGTAGAGTCTTTAGTTTCTGGTGAGTTAGATAAAAACTTTTTACCAAATGATTTTGTTATGCTTGTTGTTGATGCTAATAACAACATAGTAAAGTTTGATAATGCTGGCGTTGAATCTGAAAAAGGAATTGTTCCTATTTATTGGACAAAAGTACTAGGTACTGAATTTTCATTTAAAGCAAACAACTTGGCTTTAATCTTCTCACAAAAATATAAAATATCAATTAATGAGGCAGAGAAAATTGTTGCTAGTAAATTAAAAGAGCATTTATCTAAAATTGAATATATTAAAACCAATCTTGAAAAAGGAAATGAGGTAACTATTCCAATTGATATAAACAATAGTTCAGTAGGGTTCATTGAAAAGTCTTTTGTTGAAAGATTCCCATTGTCTAATATGACAAACCTTGGTGAAGTTAAAGTTGTACTTAAACAAGATTCAAAAAGAAGAAGTGCTTTAATTATTCCTGAAAAAGGTAATGAGTCTTTTCCAATTTCTGGAACTGAATTAGGACCAATGTTAACAGAAGAATTTTCTGAAGTTCTTTTTTCACTTGCGTTTGCTCCAAACCTTCTTTATAAAAATTCAAACGGAAAAGTTTTTTCAAGTGTACTTGGTATAAGTGAAAGGAAAGAAAGATTAAGCACTTTACTTAAAGGGGTTTTAATTTCTTCTGTTGCAATTAAAAGTGAAAATCCAAATGAAAGACCTGTTATTAAAAATCAAGTTATTTTTGGTAACTATTCTTTTTCATATACGTATGATACCAAAAACAATGAATATACTTTTGACAATGGTGTTAAAATTGAACAAGTAAAAAATTTATTCAATGAATTTTTAAAAGAAGATGACATCATTTTAACTAAACTTGATCCATCTAATCCTAAAATTTCTTCTAAGTTAAAAGAAAATAGAGCTTCTGCAAATGCAGGTGATTTCTTTATTGAAAATGACTCTGTTTATTTTAAAACAAAAAAACTTGTAAATCTTGGTATACCTACAGGTGTTGTTAAAGCTGGAGTTGATTCACCAGTTATTCGTGTACCAGTTTCATCAGAAATATCTGAATCCGGACAGAAAGTTATTGTTTTTGATTCTTACAGTTTGAGTGATTTTGTTAAAACTTTTGGAACAACAAACTTGATTCCAAATAAAAACAATGAACTTGTAGCTAACTATCCTTATTTAACTTTTGGTAACCCAATGGTTAAGTTAGAAGAAAACAATACTGAAGAAGATGAAACTTTATTTCAGTCACTAGCTGATACAGTTAGACCTACTGGTTCAAGTGAACTTCAGGAAGCTGCTCTAAAGTGGTTTCAAAATCATCCATTAAGCAAATTAATTTCATTAAATATTTCAGATCAAGTTAGTGCAAAAGGTCCAAACTTTGTTGCTAACTTTTTAAACAATGCTATTACTTTGTACAAAGGCTCTTTAAATACTGATATATTTCACGAGTCTTTTCACGCATTTACACAATCTGTTTTATCACCAAAAGAATTAGAAGCATTATATTCTAAAATTAAAAGTACGCCTGGTTATTTTACAGTTGTTGTTCATGGTGTAAAAAAAGAATTGCGTTTTGATAAAGCAAGTAATCTTGAAATTGAAGAGTACCTTGCTGAACAATTTAGAATGTATGCTCAAAACAGAACTACTTCTTCTAAATTAAGTGTACAAGTAAAAGAATTTTTTGATAGACTTTTAACACTCATCAAATCTATTTTTGGTGATATGCGTATTACTGATGCTGTAAATTTGAATAGGTCTAGCAAGTTGGCTTCTAAAACATTTGAGGCTTTATTTTCTGGAAATATAAACCTTTCAAATTTTAGACAATCAAGTACAGATGCTTTATGGAAATCAAGTGAAATTGATACAGACTTTTCAATGGAAGAAATCCATGTAATTATGGATTCTATGAAATCTTTGTTTAATGAGTTTGTTACATACGGTGTTAACTCAAACAACAAACCTTTATTAAACTTGATGATGCAATTATCTGAAGTTAATGAGGAGTTGGAACCAGAAAAATATAATAAGATTAAAGAAGAACTTTCTTTAAAACAAAATTCAATTAGAGATAAATATACTGCACGCGGTTTATTTTCTGTACAAACAAATTCAGAGTTGTTTAAAACAGGATTAACTTATATTAAAAACAACCTTATCCAGCAAAGAAATTTATTAGATAAAAGATATTCTGAAAATCCAAACAACTTGAATTTTAAATTTGCAGCAGATGTATTAAACAAAGCTGTATCTAATTTTGGAGATGAGCAAGAAGCATTTAATGAAGTTCCTACTGAAAAAGGATACGCAACTATTTCTGCATTATTTTTAAATAACTATTCCAACTTAAATTTAAAAACTGTTTCTAAAGAAATTGAAACAAGTCAAAATAATTTAGATGGTGAACAAGAATTACAAGAAAGAAATGATGAAGACTTGGCGTTAAATGAAGATCCAACATTGGACTTTAACAAAAATGGTAATGATGAAAGCATCCAGGACTTAATGGATAATCATACTAAAGAGCTTCTTTCAAATGTAACTAAGCATACTAAAAATGGTAAGGGTGTTCCAATGTTAAATCAACTTGGATTTAAAAAAGCATTGCCATTAGAAAACATGATTGCCAAAACTGCAAAGTTATTAGCAAATACAATTAGTCGTATTGACATGTATAATAAGCTTAAAGAAGCTGCTTTAAAAGATGGTGAGTTTAAAGAATTGCTTTTTAAACTTGGAGATCCTTCTTCTGCAAATACAACTTTGAGTGAGCAAAAACAATGGCTTGCATTTTGGCAGGCAATGAATAAAGCTGATATTATTCTTAGACAATTTGTAATTGAAAAGAATGATGTAATAAATGGTAAAGAATCTTCTACAGAGTTATTAATGTATTCTGGTAGAACTGTTGCAGACTCTCTTTATATTGGTAGAGAATGGGCTGCTAACTTTAATGAGTTATTAGAGTTAAGTCCTTATGCAAAAGAAGATGAGAATGGAAAAAAATACATTGATGTAAAAATGTTTTTTGAAGAATTCCAACCTGAACTTCCTGTCTACAGTGTAAAAGATCCAGCCTCAACTTTAGAACCATATCTTACACATGCTGAATACATCCGTTCAGTAAACAAAAAAGAATATGAAAGCTCAAGAGCATTAAAAGCATATTCAGAACCATTTGAATTTTTAAATGCTTTTGGAATTGATCTAGTAGATGATTCAGCTGTAAGAGATATTATTAGAAAAGGTTCTAAAAACTTTAAGTTTGAACCTTTATTTTTATCATACATTGTTGATTCTTTAAAAAACAAAATTGAACAAAATGATGGTAAGTTATACAGGATGGATGAAATCTTTAGCGCATTTAACTTTAAAAATAAAGATGGTGTTTACATTCAACAACCAGCAACATATACAGTTAAAAATGCTTTACAAGAATTGCATTCTCAATTTTCAAATGACAATGTATCCTTCATGGCTACAACTTCATACAATGAAAAGAAATCTGAAAAAGCATTAAACTCATCTTTAACTGTTGAATTAAATGCTTTAAAGAAAGCAAACACGTATGAAGAGTTAATTGTTATGCCAGGAATGAGAAAGTTTGACATAGATTTAAACCCTTTTGTTGGTGGCAATAGAGCATTTGTTCAATTATTTAATTTGGATAACGCTAATCCTATTATTAGAGGTACAAAAAATAAAAACATTGAATTTAAACTTGAAGATTTAACTGGTTCAAAAGTTAAATACAATTTAAAAGTAACCAATGATGGTGAAACTGTTACTTCTGAAAATGAAAAAGGTGTTTCTTCTATGGCTTCTGATGAAAATACAAAATTCATTACAGATTTTTATACCACTTTAGAAGGTATACAAGAATTACCAAGGATGGAAGCTAAGTCTTCTTCATTTGCAATGTTTAATACACAATTTGTAGATGAGCAATTACGTGGTAATAAAACTGGAGATAAAAATAGAAAATTGATTTTTGAAAAAAATGAAATCAATCAGATATTTTCTAAAGATTATACTGGTGATTTTTTATATCAACAGTTTAAAGGGCATTTAAGTGCAGAGATGATTCGTATCCAAAGAATAAATAAACTTGAATCTGAAATTTTAAATTCAGATGAGGAATTTATTTTTGATTTTGATTATTTGAATAGAGCAAAAGACTTTATGATTTTTCAAAATTTATTAAGCAAGGATGTTAAAAACAAATTAAAAAAATTAAACTTAGATCAACTTTCAGTTCTTCAAGTAGAATCTTTATTTTCTAAAGAACTTATAGCTGATATTGAAAAAGATCTAGTTGTTTACTTTAAATCAAAATCTAAAAACATATCTAAAAATTTCAACAACATTCCAATTAGCAAATCTATTTTGGAAGAGTATACAATGTTGAATCAAGATGAAGTTGTTTTATCTGAAGAGGATGCAAAACAAGTTATGTTTGATACATTTACAACTAACAACTTTATAAACAATTTAAACTTTGTTACTTTGTTTATTGGTGACATAGGTTTGTTTAAAGTAACAGATGAAGATTTTCATAAACGTAATGCAGGTATCATTTCTAGTGGTAAAATTTCTGCAGTAGATGAAGCGTTTTTAGATTTTGTTAATGGTGCTACTTTTAACAACTATGGTTTTGCTAAAAAGTTTAATGGTGAAGCAAAAGATAAAAGTTTTTATTCCTATGACGGTAAACTTAATACTGCAGTATTAGAAGAATCTAAAGCAGATTCTAAATACATTGATACATTTAGAGAAATTATAGGAAGCAAAGCTGAATCATATTTAGGTATGGAAGAAGCGGATGGTCAAGGTTGGATTACTTTTGATTCATATAGATTGTTAAATTTATCTTATAATGAATGGTCTGATGAACAAGAGGCACTTTACCAAAAGATGTTATCTGGTGAGAACTATTCTCAAGATGAAATTTTAGCAACTTTTCCTGTTAGAAAGTTTCAATACTTTGGTCACGTTACTAATGATTTAGGTGTGTCTGCATCTTTATCTACAACAGCATTCCACAAGTATTCATTAATGCCATTAATACCTGATTTAATTAAAGGAACTAAACTTGAAAAATTAAATGAGAAATTAATGCGTGAACATATTGATTACGCGGTAATGAAGTCTGGTTCTAAAGTGTCTAGTTTATCAAGAATAACAAGAGTAAAAAAGGCTGATGGTACTTATGAATTAAAAAAAGAACTTGACTTATTTTACAATAAAGATAGAGAGGTAATAGATGAAAAACCATTTATCAAAAATATTATTGATGCTACTCATTTAAAAAATGTTGTGTTTTTAGGAGAAGGTTTTAAAGGAAAAATTCCTTTACCAACTCAAATGCGTAAAATGATTCTTCATGGTTTAATGGAGAATGGTGTTCCAGTTGATTATAAAGGTGCACCAGAAGAATGGAATGCATTAAGTGAAAAAGAAAAACTTAAAAATAAATACTACCAATGGTATCAAAAATACGCTTCTACTATTAAAAAATTGAGAGATGTATTTAAAAATGAACTTTTGGATGACATCTCTATGAAATGGGATGAAAAAAAGAAAATGTATACAGGTGATACAACTGCTATTGTTAATTACATTAAAAATGAATTAGAAAAAAATGACTTTTTACCACATGAAATAGATGGTATTGCTGATGTAAATGGTCACTTAATTGATGATTTATCTTTTGATTTAAACAGTCAAAAAATTGAAAGCATTTTAACTGCTCTTGTTGATAAACGCCTGCGTAAATTTAAAGTAAATGGTGAAGCAATGGTTCAGGTATCTGGTGCAATGTTTGAATCAAATGGAGGTCTTGGAACATTTGCTAAACCTACGGATGAACAAATGGTACAATTCAATGGTACAAATGATTTAAAGTTTTATCCAATAGAAAAAGATGCTGAAGGCAATGTTATCATTAGCGCAATGGAAGTTAAAATTTCATTGCAAGGAGATTTTAAAAATTTAATTTATTTAAAACATCCAGACAAAAATGTTATTGCTGTTAAAAATGCTGATGGTAAAATTGACATGGAGGCTTCTCGTTTAAGATTAAATGAGGCAATTAAAGACCGTGCTTGGAATAATAAACATAAGAATCTTTTACAAATGCCAGGTGTTCGTATTCCAACACAAGGGCCAAATGCATTAGATGTTGCTATTGTTGCTGAATTTTTACCTGAATGGGCTGGACCAATAGTTATTCTTCCTTCAGAAATGGTTATTAAAACTGGTGGGGATTATGATATTGATAAAATGTTCTTCATGCTTCCAAGTATACTGCGTAACAAAAAAGATGGCGCATCCTTATATGAGTATGAAGAATTAACTACTTCTTATGAAGAACTTGATGCTGAAAAAACGGTTTTAACAAAAAATATAAAATCTACATCTGAAAATATTGACAACCTGTATAAAGAAAAATCAAAATTATATTTAACAAATAAAGATATTTCTGAAGAGGTTAAAGAAGAGTTTGAAGCTGAAAATTTAAAAATTGGAAAAGCAAAAAAACAACTTGCATTTTTAAAAGAAAATTTACAAAAAATTAAAACGGTTCCTTTAAATGAAACTAAACGTAAAAGATTAATTGAAGAAAATGAACTTCAAAGTATAACACTTGAAGAATTAATTATTTCAATTAGAAATGAAAGAGAAAAAAGACAAGCAGAATTATTAAGTTTTGATACAGGGGTTTCTAGTTATAAATCTGCAATGGATTCATTTGTTTTACAAATTAAACTTGAAGAAGATGTATTGCAAAAACTACTTGATAGAAAAGAACAAATAGTTTTATCAATGAAACAAAGTTCTACCAAAGGTTTGGAAAATGAACTTTTAAGATTGATGGTAGATAAAATTTTAGATACTAATAACATAAAAGATTTACTTACACCAAATGGTACAGAAGAAGCTAAACCTCTTTCAAAAAAATTAGAAAGAGTTTTAAATAAATCATTTAACAAGTATGAAAAAATACATGATGAGATTACAGATCCTTTAAAAATATCACCAACAACTCTATTTGATTATGAATACAACTTGCAAAAACAACAAGAAAATTCAGTTGGTAAAGATGCATTAGGTATTGCTGCAGTTGTATCTACATTTTATGCATTGTTTACAACATTTGATTCTAAGTTAAATGGTCCAACTATTGAAGCATTAGACTCATTTAAAAAAGCACTTTCTTCAAGTGATCCAAAAGGTATTGAAAAGTTTAGAGGATATGCTATTAAATTATCTCACAACTATGTTGAAAATACATTACAAGGCAATAAGATAAAACAAGTTGCATTAGGAAAAAGATATAGTTCTGAAACAGATAAGAAATTAATTGCGGATACTATTTCACAATTGATTAATGGATTTGTGGATGTTGCTAAAGATGCTTGGGTGTTTAACATTCAGGGAAATAAAGAAAATTCACCAACTTTATTGTTCATGATAATGGCTGGCGTTCCTTTAGAAGATGCTGTTTATTTATCATCAAACCCTTTAGTTTTAGAATACAATAAAATTAAAAAAGAAATGCAGGGTGTATATTCTAAAGTGAATTACGAACAAGGTGATCCAATTGTTGAAAATGGTTTTAAGTTAAATGAGTTAGCTGGAAAGGCTCTTTTAGATAAGTATCCTACACTATTTAAAAAATACAAAGGATTAACTCCACATGCAATAAACAACATAACTGAAGGAGATTTTTCTAATGACGCACTTTACAATAGAATTGGTAAGACTCCAACTGAAGAAGATATTATATATTTTGCACACTATGTTGAAATAGAATCTATCTCTGGTGACTTAACAAAGTTTCAACAAGCTAATAAGCACGATACAACAAAAGTTTCAAACATCACTGATGCTGAAAATAACATTGTTAAAAATGAAAACTTTTTTAGATATAGAAGTGCAATTCCAAGAGAATGGGAAGACTTGTTTAAAGAAAATCCAATTGGTGTATTTAATGCTAATGATTTTATTGTACAAGTATTTAAACAGTTCTTTAAAATTAAAAACAACCCTGTTGTAAATCAACTTGCAATTGAATTTTCTAAATCTGAAAATGTTAAAAAGATTGTTGGTAAAGCAGATACTTCAAGAAATGCATTTAAAAATGATTTCATTTGGTTCTTATATCAAAATGCTGTTTATAATAGTAATAAACTTTCTTATTTTAATGAAGAGGGTAATTCTGTAACAAACACTTTTATTGAAGATGATTCTATTAATAAAGCAATTGAACTTAATTTTGAAGAAGACAGTGATAATATAAATATTACTTACAGTCCATCAAAAATTAGCCAGGAGTTAGCAATGACTACTGATAATTTAACTAGATCCGTATTTATAAATAAAGGCAAACCTGATATTTTAGAATATGCTAAATACAAGTACTTGTTTACAGAGTATAGTGCAATGTTTTCCAATGTTAGTGAAGAAGAATTAAGAAGCAAATATTACTTCTTGGCTTCTAATAAATTTACTAAAACTCATTTAATAAAAGCTATTGTATTATATGATTTAAAAAGTCCAAGAAGTTTGTTTAATTCTTATGTAGGTGCAGGATCAATAATTAAAAAATTCATACGCAAGCATCCTGATTTAAAAAACTATTCATTTATTTCAGATTTAAAATTTGATGATGATTATGATTCTTTCAAATCAAATATTTATTTACCAAAAAACACTGGTAAAAAATTAATGCAAACTTATCTTGAAAATATAAATGAGTTGCGTAATCATACAGCACCGGAAGTTGCTGAATTTTTTAAAGGTTTTGACAACTATTTAGTTATGCAGTCAGGTTTAAATGCGGCTTCTAAATATTTTATGGGCCCATTGATTTCAAAAGGATATGTTTATAACACAGCCGCATCTCAATTAGATTTTACATCTATGGAAGATTTGTTTAAAGTTTCTTATGATCAGTTTAAAGAATTTGGAAATAGTTTTTTAAGCTATGAATATAAGGATGGTAATAAGATTGTAACAGATTCTGTTAAATTAGGTTTACTAGAACAGTTTTCTGAATCAATTTTTAATGTTGTAAATAAAAATGGTTGGAGGCAACGAGGAAGAGGTGTTAATTATGTTCAAGATAAACCATTGAATTATGGTGGAGTTAAAACTGTTAAAGAAACTCCTTTGACATATAGCAATGTAAGTTTCTTTAATAACATGTCTGATATAAATATTAGTGATTACGACTTTATTTTTAATCCGGCTTCAATTTTTGAATCTGAATTTGAAAGTATTGATGATGTTGTTGAGATGTTAAAACCTTTTGCTGATGATAAAGTAGCATTTCCAAATTATAAAATAATTGTTCCAGAAGAAACTTTATTTACACAAAAAGAATTTGATGATTTCCTTTTAGAGTATTTTGGTATTGACAATACAGGAATGAGTCCAAATGCAATTCCAAAATCTAAAATTGGCAGGTCTTCTAATATGACCATTTCAACTGTTCCTTCTAAAGTGAAATACGAATGGTATTCAGATGAAATAATCTCTTCAAATTCTACAAAAGCAATTGCCTTTGAAAGTAAACAAGCACCAAAATATGCAAGTAAACATAAAAATTACATTGATGCATTAGAAGGTTTTGTAAACAAAGATTTCAATGCTGATGATGCTGTTTGGATATTTGGTGCATCTTTAAGAAGTGAAGCATATTCAGATAAATCTAAATCAGAATACGAACAGGTATTGACTGATGATTTTAACAATAAATATGTTGGTGAGATTGATAAAGCAATTGCTTCAGGGGTAACTAAATTTTTAACAGATGCTAAGAATACAGGTATTTCTTTAAGAGCTGGAAACCATTTACTTGCACAAGGTTTTAAAAAGGTTGTTACATACGGAGCTAACTTTGAAAAGTATTACTCTTATTATAAATCTTTATCAGATGTTGATTCACAATATTTTGATCCAAGTAATTCTGAAATTTCTATAAGTGATCTTAAAATTGACATTCACATAAATGCAATTTCTAAAATACTTACTAAAAAGTTTTTTGAATTATCAGAAGAACAAGTTGCTAATAATGGTGCAAGTTTTGTAGAGGGTATTGTTAAAGCGTATTTTTCTGATAAACTTGGGGAAAAATTAAATTTTGCTAGAAATTTATACATGTCTAAAAATTCTCCATTAAAAATTGGAACTTCACCTGCAGCTGTGTATTTAGAAAAATATTTAATGGGAAGTTTAATTCCAGCATTAGATAAAAAGTTTAATGTAGCGACTGATCAACCATCTGCTAGTGTTAAAGAAAGAAAAGTAAAAGTTGTTGCTGACGGTATTAAAGTTATAGATAATGCAATTACACAAGAAGAAGAGTTAGAATTATTTACAGCTATAAAACCTTTTTTAGAATCACAAGGTGTTCAATCAAACATAGGAAAAAATGCTCCTATTATGATAGGCTTAGGACTTAGATGGGATTACACATCAAACAATCCAGGAAAAACTCCTGTTGAATTAGGTGAAACTATAAACAATAGTGAATATCAAAAGAATAAATATAGATACTATCTTGTTTCAGCTGACGGTCAACCTTTAGGTGATATTTCACCAAGAATAAAGGAGTTAATGACTAAAGCTACTGGTATTGATGCTACCAACTATGATGGTGCAATTATAAATATATACCCTAAAAATTCTTTTATATCTGCACATAATGATGTAGATGAATCAGTTACTGCAAAACAGTATCCTGTATTAGTTGTAAATATAGGGGGTGAGGGTAGTTTAAGTGTTGAAGGTTCTAAAAGCCAAACTGCTAAAAAAGGTTATTCTGAAAAAGAATATACAGATACTCCTTTATCTACAGGTTCTGCTTATATTTTTGGAGAAGGTGGTAAAAATAGAGATGTATTCCATAGAACTTTACCGTCAGCTGTTAAAGGTACACTGCCTGAATTAAACATTAAAGGTAAAATTATTCCTGCTAATTCATATAGAATGACGATAACATTAAGAAGAGTCATGCCTTTAGAACCAGGAATGCTTACAGTACCAGCTAAAGCTACTACTCAATCATCTACTAGTAGAAAAACTTATTCTGGTAAAATAACTGAATTAAAAGATAAGCAAGTATTTGTATTTGGAAGCAATCCTTTAGGTATTAATGGTAATCCTGCTAAAGGTACAGGAGGTGCAGCATTAGTTGCTTACAATATTGCTGGTGTAAAACAAGGTGAAAAAATGGACAACATTCTTTCTGATTCAGGAAAAGCATATGGTATAACTACTGTTACAGCTCCTGGAAAACCAAATAGTAAAACACCACAAGAAATTACTGAAAACATTAAAGAAATGTATGCTTTTGCAAAAAGAAATTATGATTTTGAATTTTTAATTGCTGATTATACAACTTCTGTTGGAAAGAAAAATCTTAATGGATATACTGGTCAAGAAATGGCTGATATGTTTAATGCGGCAGGTCCAATTCCATCTAACATTGTGTTTAATGAGAACTTTGATAAATTAATTTCAGAGAAACCTACTACTATAAAAACTACAACTGCGCCAGTTAATGCACAGCTTTCATTGTTTGATGATGTTGATGGTTCATTAGATTTATGGAACACTTATTCAAAATCAAATATTGCAGATAAGATTTCAAGAGAACAGTTTTTATCTTTACCTTTGAAAGTACAACAAGAGATATTAAATAATAATAAAAATTGTAAATAATGGTTTGTATTAATAGATCACATCAAGATTTTTTAAATCTACAACAAGTTACTGGTTTAAATCCAGATGTTTTAAATGCAATGATTTCAATATGGATGGAAGAGAATAAAACAGATTCTTTTCCATCTCTTGATGAACTAGGTTTAGAACAAAAACAGGATGATTTTCCAGAGTTATTTGAAAAACCTGATGGGCTTTTTGATTCAAATGAAAAGGATGATTTCTTTGGTGTAACAAAAACATGGGAACACGATACAACAAATGATGTTACAAAAAAGTTACCTAAAAATGTAATTGGATACTTGAAAGGTAAACCTTTAAACTTTAAGGCTGGTCAAAAAGAAAAGTTTGATATACTTGTTAAAGTGGTTGGATACGAAGAAGCATTTATTGATTATGTTCAACAAAAAAATCAAGTTAGAAATCCTGAAACAGTACTTAGAAAAATATTGTATGATTCTAATGTTGAGTTTGAAGGTACTTCTGATACAATGTTTCAAAGAATTCCAGAAGATGAAGTTGTAGATGATATAACAGCAGTTGATCAAATAAAAACAATCATTGAATCAGAAAATAAATCAAAGGCTGTTACAGCAATGACAAAACTTTCTGATCAACTTGGTATTAACTATGAAGTTATTACTCAAGAAGAGTTTGAAGACTTGTATCCTAATCAACCAAAAACAGCTGGGTTTTATAAAAAGGGAAAAGTTTATTTTATTGATGGTTTATTTAATTATGATACAGTTCTTCATGAATTTTCACATCCAATAATAAAATCTCTTTCAAAAGATAATCCTGTATTGTTTGAAACACTTTACAGCAACTTATTAAAATCTCCAGAAGGATCTGAAATTTTTGATTATGTTTCAAAATACTATGATGAATTAACTCCAAATAGCAATTTGTTTATGGAAGAAGTTTTGGTACAAGCAATGGAAAGATTAAATTCAAAACCAGAGTTAAAAGAAACTTCATTTTTTAAAGACTTGCTTTTTCAAATAAAACAATTTTTAAGAAGCATTTTTGGTAAAAAAATAAATGTTTCTAAACTGGATAACAATACCACTCTTCAGGATTTTTTAAACATGTTGAATCAAGGAGAACAGTTTGTTCTTAACATGGATTTTTTAAATGCGAATGATGTTGTAATGTTTCAAAGAAAATATGCTGAAGAAATTGAAAGTGTTATTCAGAAAAATGCAATGGAAACAACTCAACAAGTAATTGATGAGTTTTATTCTTTAGTTCAAAAACAAGTTGGTAACTTAACAAAAGAAAATTCAATTTTCAACACACTTAAATCTGAACTAAGTGATGATTTTAATGAAGGTGTTTTACAAATTATTCGTAAAAACTTAAATGAGCTTTCTACTAGAGGTACTCGCCCAGTAAAAACATTAGATAAGTTAAATCCTCTTACAGAAATTGATGTTTTAAGACACAAAGTTGAAATGTTTGTTACAACATTGGCATATGTAGATGAGGTGTTTAAAAAATTAAATACTAAAGCAGATACTCTTTCAGCAAATAATTTAAGCAAAGCTGATTTCAAAGACTTGCTTGCATTACACATGTATGTTGAAAACTGGACAAAGTTTTATGATGATGCATTAGATGGATATTTTAATCAATACAATTTAGAAGATCCAATTTACAAGTTGTTTACAAATAGTAGAAAGAAAGTTTCTGATCTTTCTTCTAAAGTGAATTCAATTACTACTGATGTTGTATTTGATGAGTTTTATGATCACGTTAAAAAAATAAATCAGCCTGTTGAAGATGAAGCTCTAAGTGAACTTAATGAGTTAAAAAATGCAGGTCTGTTTTCAGAATATGAAAAAAGATATAAAGAGTGGTATGGATTAACTACATCTGAAAATACAGAATTGTTGGCTTTAGACAGAAGAGCTGATAAGGAATCATTAGAAAGATACTGGGAATTAAAAAGTAAAAGTTTTAATTCGCAATCTATTTCCAAAGACCAGTTAAAAGCAGTAGCTGGAAACATACTTGGTGATGCTGATAGCATTTTGTTGTTGATGACTGGTTATTCCAATTCATCTGATGATATTGTTGGAGGGTTTCATTCATACATATCTCAATTTTTTAATGAGATAACTGGTAATGCAAATGCTAAACAAACTGAACTATTAAAAAAAGTTAAAGACCAATTAAAAAATTCATCATTTAAAACAAAAATGCATGGTGAAGGAGGATTAGGATTGGCTATTGGTAAAAGAGATTTTATTTTAAATAGCAGAAATCCTTTATCTGAAAAAGAAAGAGAAGAACTATTATTGTTAAGCACTTTACAGAATAGAGATTCTGAAGAACAGCAAAGGTATCAATATCTAAGTCTTGCTAAACGTGGTTATGAAGAGTCTGAAGAATATGTTTTTGCAAGTAACTTTAAACACTACAGGTCAGACAGAGATCGTCTTAGAAATGACATTGAAGTAGCAAGATTAGAGTACAATTTGAATCCAACTCCAGAAAACAAAAAGAAATTCAATTTAATTGTTAAAGAATTTAAAAATTTTGAAAATGATTATATGAATAAAGATGGACTAGATGAGGTTTATCAATTTGATGGATTTATGGATGGTCCAATTGGGGAAATGGGTAAAGAAAAAGTAGATGAGATTTTTGAAAAAATGAGAATCCTTACTTCAAATACAATGTCAGATCCTGCAGATTTTAGTATTGATGAAGAGTTAAGTTCATTATGGGTTGAATTAAGACAGTTGTACAGCATGTATGACCTAAACGGTAATGAGAAAACAGATAGTTACACAGATGCTTCTGGAAACTTAATTGAAACCTATGACAAATCAATTGCTGAAGTTTTAAATCAATACAAAGAATCAACGCGTGATTTCTATGAGTATAGTGATATTCCAATGAAGTTTGAAAACTCATTGAATTTATTTACTGAAGGATTGTTTGCATCTAATTTATCTGATGCTGAAATTAAAGTAGCAGTTGAAAAATGGATTAAGTATAACACAACAGTTAATGTTACGGATGATTACTTTGAAGAAAGAAAAACTCTTATTGATCAAAGACAAGATATATTAAAAGATTTAACTGCACTGAATAATTCTATTGTTGATGTAACAGATTTGTATACAAAAATGTACGACATCTTATCAAAAACTAAAAATGATTCTGGTCAGTATAGTGGATTCCAACTTACTAAAGAACAACAAAAAACTATTACAAGTCTTGCTGCAGAAATTGATTTACATAAAGATTCTTACTTACAGCTTAGTGGTTTAACAGGTTCTGATTATAAAGACTACGTTATACTTTTAGAAAAAGACCGTGTTGGCGTTTTGTCTTATGATGAACAATTAAGATTAAATGATTATGAAGATCTTCTTTCTAAAAATTTAGTTAGCGGATACAATATTGGTATTGCTGAAATACAAAAATTAAGAGCAATTGATAAAAAGTTGCGTGAAATGACAACTACTGAATGCACTGATGATTACATTGCTGCATTTAATAATATTGTTTTTAGCAACCCAACACTTCTTGATGCATTTTCTAATGAAGTTGAAGATAATTTTGGAGATGACATTCAAGCTACAAATACTTTTACTCAAGAGCATATTGAAAATCTTTTAGAGAATCTTTCATTTATGGAAGCAATGATGCAAGAAGATGCTTCATTTAAAGAATTTTTTAATAATAATCACTTTTCTTCTGACAGAGTTGTTTATAATTCAAAAGGTCAATCTGTAGGCGTTGCTGAAAAATATATTAAATCTCCAGCATGGAATACAACAAAGCCAACTGAATTAAAATATTATAAATCCAAAGCTGTTTCTACAATCACTTTACCAAATGGTGAACAGTTGTTTACAAGTGGGTTTATTGAATTGGATGGAACTCCACGTATTCCAAACATGAGTTATAATAGTAGAGCTTTAAAGCCAGAATTTTTAAGAGAGAAAATTGAAAGAGATTTCATTGATCCTGCAACTGGAGATTTAGTGTTAGCTAATATTGATAACAAAGGACAATGGCTTCCAAAAACTATAGAAGAAGGTGCTGTTGATAATAGATATGTTGATGATTCTTACAAAGCACTGTTTGAAAATGATTTAGATTTGTTTAAAACAATGCTTATCATTAAAGACCATCACCTAGATAACCAATTAAAACTGGATGTATCACAGAGAACTTATATCTCATATCCAAATGTAAGAAAACAAGGAACTGAAAGATCTCTTATTGGAACTTTAAGAAGAGGTGAAGGAATAAAAGGGTATCCTCGTAATAAAATTACAGCTATAAGAAATATATTTAGAGCTCAAGCGGATGATATTGAAGAAGGAATTGTTGAAAGCGGACAGTTTGGTTCTAAAATGGATGAGCCTTTGACTAGACCAATTACTGGTATTTATCACTTACCTGCAAATGAAGTTTCTACAAACATACTTGCATCAATTGGACTTCAATCTTATTCAATTGAACATTACAAGGCTGCTAGAAAAGCTATGCCTTTTATGCAATTATTTAATAGGGTTCTTAAAGAGAACATGCAATCTCCTGAAATTATAAAATACAGAGAGAAGCTAACATCTTTAAGATTAATGGGTAATTTAAGTACTTCTGAAACAAGAAGGCTAGAATCAATTCAAAATTCTATTGATAAAAATTTAGGTGGTGAAGAAACTGTATTGACTGATGGTAAAAAAATACTTGCTGTTAAGTACAAAAAAACTTATTTAAAGTTAATGGGTTTCATGCAAAAGCATGCTTCT